AACTAGAGTCAGCTAAATCTTTAGTGTCAAACTCACCCTCATCTAAAGAATCTACATAACTTAATAAGAACTTATCATGAGGCTGATCAACATCTTTTAGAACTTGCAATATGTAAGAAGCGGTTTCTGAAGCCTTTAATCCTAATGTTCCTCTAGAGTAAGCTTTTAATTCATCTAACTGATCATTTAATATATACTCTTTAAACTTAGCGAGGACTGCAGAACCCTTGTATGGCATTGCGCCGCTTGGGGTTACTACTGTTATATCTTTGGATGGATCAACATTAAACAAGTTAAGCCTAGAAAGCTTACCCTTATTTTCAGTTACGTTATGTATAACGTCTCTATCAAACATTTCAAAGCTTCTGAAATAGAAGTCTGGGTCAAGACATCCCACAACTTCACTATCTTTATTTCTAATCTCTAAAGGAAAATCTGGATATGCATTAAACGAGCCCCATAATTGCTTCATTCTTAAGAATGGATTTTTCTTTGTTCCAAATTCTTCAATCATCTTTCTTTGTTGCTCGGAAGACAATTGTTCACGCTTTTGTTGGAAGATATCAAAGTCCACTAATCTTAAAGAAACATCATAAACGTGTGGGAAGTTTGGTATAGTCGAAACGTTAAAAGAAAGAGGAAGAACATATTTAACTCCAGCTAAAGCTGTTATTATATTCTTGATTCCCAAGAAGCCCATAACTCCAGCTGCGTGCTCAAGTCTGGCTAGTCCATTAATGTGGTCAAATATTTTTCTTAATTTTATTAATTCTTTTTCGCCAAAAACTTTCATGGAAATATTTATATAACTATCTCCACCACCAACGTGCTGATAAGTTGGCTCGTCCTGCATTTGGACTTGTAATGGAATTATATTATTGCTCATTGAGATAGAGACGTCAGTAACAATTGCGTGAGCTGGATCTATGTCAACTCTTATCATTGGAACTTCCCACTCTCTTATGTGAAAGCTCCCATTTCTTTCTCTAGCTGCTTCCATCAAGTCTCTGATTGGTCCAGCCTTAAAAAATCTTTCGTAGACCATAGCGCTATATCCTGCGGCAAACTGATCTTTAATTATTGATCTTTCTTTTTCTTTCCATTCAGTATCATTTGTTTTTCCTGTATTTACTGCTCTCTTCTGCAAATACTCATCAACCATAAAGTCAAGGTATGAGCTTGTGCTTAAAGCCTTAGACTTAAAGAACGACTTTATTTGAGATAGCGTCTCATCTTGGAAAACTATCGCCCCAAAAACATATCTTTCAACATCTTCGTATGCGTTGTCAGTTCTACTAAAATCTCTTAAATAAGACTTTCTACCTGAATCAAGTTGTGGATTTTGAAATATAAAACTTGTTATAATAAAATCATAAGCCTTTTTTTGAAAATCTGTTGTATTTCTTCCTGCTGTTAATATGTCAATGCTCTGTAGTATTTTTTGATTTACGGTGAATTCAACAACGTTTCCAGTAGAAGTTGTTATAACTGAATCTAAAGTTCTATGATATCCGGATGATTCATTTACGTCTATACCAAAGTTAGCCAACATTTGATTCCAGAAAGTTCTACCTGTATCAGTTAAACCTTTTTCCTCTTCAGATCTAAACCCAGATATATCTGGAGTAAATATTTTAGTTTGAGTTTCGGCTGGCATATAGAACGTTAAATTACTACCGTTTGTCCATTCTCTAACTACGTTAGTTGTGAACACTTCGTTCTTGTAGCCAAGCAGAGCGTCGTTAACAATCTTAGAAGGAGATACGCCAGCTTGAGCTGACAATCTATCGGAGGCTGCCTGAATTCCTCTTAGATCATCTTGAGTTACTTCTCCATCTCTATCAGTGTCAAGCATTGCTTTTGCAATATCTTGAGTGTTGCTGCCCTCTTTGCCAAACATTAAGAATTCTTCATTTATGTAATTATGGAGAGCGCCAGCTGCTTTACCCATATACTGCCTAAATTTACCCCAATGAATAGCTTGGTTAAAGTCATTGAGCATTGGTAAGAATGGTTTATGGTTAAAGTTATATAGATTTAATGTAACGACTAACGCAAATGGATAACTTGGTATTGTCGAAATCGACATACCATGTAATGCAACCCCCGTTATTCCGTATACAGAATTTAAATAATGATTTCTAACTGGAAGGAACGGCGCATACTTAAACGCAGCAACTAGTCCTCTTAGGGATGATAAAAACTTATCTATCTTTTCTTCATTGTCACCATTACCGCTAAAGTCTATTGTGAAGTTATCCTTTAGTGTAATTTTTGAAGCGTCTTCAATTGATATTCCCCAAATTTCTTCGTAGTTAGGGAAAAACAATTGCATGCTAATAGTTGTATGCTTATATCCTGAATTAAACTTTGGGCTATTCTTTTGTCTTAGTGCGCCTTCGCCCATGCTACTTGTTTTAAATTGAGTTTGAACATCAATTCCAATTGGTGGAACATAAAAATTAGCTGCTCCCAATCTAAGATGGAATATGTCCGGAGAAGATGGTGGGATATTTTGTCTAAATGGAAATTCTGAAATTGCTTTTTCTATTCTTTGACCAGTATTAATTAAATCCCATGCGCCAGTAAAAATATTTTCACCATTCACTTGACCAAGAGATGCCATCAAATCATTTAATATTGCCTGACCATCATTAAGTGGATCTTCTGCGCCGCCGCCTTTTCCATCGTTTGAGTAGTCAGCGGTTACAGCTAATGCCGTAAAGAAAAAATTAACTAGTTCTGGGAAATACCTGTAAATAGTAGCTAATGTTACAGGATCTCTAGATAGCCTTTGCAGCACTACGGTAAGCTGTTGGAGCCAACCAGTATCTCTCACTCCGTCTAATACGTTTGCTGCACCTGCGCTACCCTTAACTCTGTCAAGAGTAGATAATCTAGCTCTACCATATGCTTGCATTGCATCGATGTAGCTTAATAAATCAAATAACCCCGATGCTTCGATCTTGTCAAATAAAGATTTTTGATAAGTATCATTTAACTTAACGATATCCATAGTTGGAGATGCAACTGCTATAAATTGATTAACGTAGTTGTCCTGAAAAGCCCTATCGTAAACAAAACTTGCATTGTTTTTTCTTACTAGGCTTTCATAATACGCAGAAATTGAGGAATAAGAACTATCTGAATGATCAAAACCAATTATGGCCGCTCCACGAGATATAAATTCTTCTAAAACTGCTGCTCTTTCTATTGCTGGACCAAGTAAATCTTCTTCAACGGCTGGAGGTTCTTGAACATCTTCTGGTGTTTGTGGTGTGTCTGCTGGATTATCACTACCTATATTGAAATCTTTTACTCTTTGTCCAATAAAACTAGCCATTATTGTAGCTGACTCTATGTGGTGCCAGCAACCGCTAGCATTAGAATAGGCAGCACTATACCATTCTTCAAACGCTTTTGCGTAAGCTACATCTGTTAGGTCAATATTTTTAGTTGGTATTTTTTTATCAAACTTCTTCAGGATGCTGTTGACTATATAATCTACTGGATTTTCGCCAGTTCTTGTATCCTGTCGTTTAAGTGCCCTAATTGCTGCATTTCGCCAAGCAACGTCGTTAAAATCAGGTGGAGCAATTTTAATACCCCATGGCAATCGGATACCAGCCCATACCCCTATTGTGCCTTCAAAGCCAGGTAGAACTGTTTGTAATTTAGCTAATGCAGCACCAGGTAATATATTTGAATTTGTATTTAATGTTATCTGTTGAATTTCAAGAAAGTAATCGTCTGCTTGCTGCTTGGTGGTAAACTGTTCTTTTATATAATCGAATGCTTGTTGATTTATCGTCATAGATATTACCTAAACATTCCTTCTATTTTACGCATTTGCAACAATCTGTCTCCAGAAGAATTTCTTTTTAAAGCACTTGAATAGTTATCTATTATAGCAGAATTTTTTATATTATTTGAATTATTTTTAAATGTTAAAGGATCACCAGTAAGTGAATAACTTTTTTTATTATATCTTGCTTGTTGGTTAACTGGGTTATCATAACCTGCTCCATTGGATTGGATATAGGCTGGAGATGAATTCATGTATCCCTCATAAGATCCTTTTAGTGGATCAGATGGGACTTGTGATTCTGGAGAATATCCCTGTATGCTCGGTGACCTTGAGTCATTAGTTTTTTTAGCTAGACCGTGAATTAACTATTGCACCAGCTGGACCAGAGTTACCGCTGTTAGCTTTTGGTCCAGAAGCAGCTGCAACTAGGTTGGCATTAGCATTAGCTACGCCACCAGATCCAGTAGGAACATTATCAGCCATAAAGTAATTTATCCTTTAATTTAAAATTAGAAAGAACCCGCTATATCGTCGTAAGGATTACGTCCTAAAGAAGGGAGGCCATCATGCATAGTACCTTGAATATTTCCATTTGTTACTAATCCGTGCCCTATTCATGAATTCTTCTATCTTATCTTGATCTCCATTTACCGATATGTTATAAGACATTCCTTGACCATTTTGGGAAATTGGCGCGTCAGAGAACTGCATAGGATCATTAGGTATTCTTTCATACGGGTTTCCTCCAGGCAATAGTGGTGGACCGGACATAGCTTCTTGTGTGTGTTCTTTTTTGTTAATTGAACCAAAGATCGCTAATCCAGTAGCGATTGCAGCTACACCAGCTATTTTTCCTTTATTTTTTAATGCTCCTTCGTACAACTCTCTCATTTGTGGTGACTTCATAAAGTCTTGAATTCTTGTGTACTTTCCAGGAGCAACTGGACCAGTGTCAGCAAATGTACTACTAACAGCTGACCTAGCTAATCTCTCTGTTTTTTCATCAGCCTCAAGCTTAAAACCATCTACCATTCTTCTTATTGCTTCATCTATCGTCTCCATTGGCCTTTCTCCCGGAGCCGATCTTAGAGTAGGGGTTACTATACCTTCTGCTGTTACCTCACCACCCTCTAACATAGCGTCAAATGCAAGATATTCTGGACGCTGAGATTCTAATTGTGCGGTGTATCTTTTTCTAATCGTGCCAATTAATCTTATTCTATTTGTAATTTCTTGCGCAATTTCTTCTTCTGTTTTACCAGCAGAAGCGTCTCTAATTCTTTGACCAATAATACCTCCTTCCAAATCTAAATTATCTCCGTCAAAAGCAAGAAAGTCTTCTAAAAGTTCCAAGTCTATTGATGAACCAGCCATGCCATCTAGAACTTGCTGCACTTCTTCTGCGTTAACCAGTTTTGGAATTGATTTTAAAAGTCCTGTTTCAATATTTGTTGCTGATTTTTTATCTACCTGAAATAATTTAGACAGAAAATCTTTATTCATTAAGTTTTCTGGAACGTCTAGATCTGGATCAGTAATCATGCGATTGTCAGAAAGTGCTTTAATTAAAACAGCCATATCATCAGTTTGTTTTTGTGCTAAAAAACCAGTTAACATTAATTCATTTTTATTTCTTACAAAAGCAGAAAGTTGTTGAACAGAAAATTTTTCCATTCCAGGTACTTCAATTACAATTGGTTTATCTGAGCTTAACACATTTTCCAACATGTACCCCATGGCACTGAGAGTCTCTTCGATCATACTAGGATTTGACATACGTGTTGCGTTTTTCATTTCTTCTATTTCAAACAATAGTTTTTCCATAACTAGTTCTGGTCCAATTGTTACTTCTTTATCCATAAATCTTTGGATGTGAGCTGTAAAGAATTCTTGAATAGCAGTTCCAGCTTCTTGTTGAGCAAAGTTTTCTGATGCCTTTAATCTGCCCATAACTATAGTTTTTGCCTGATCAAAAGAACTACGTGATTGTCGTTTTAATAATTGATCTATGTCGCTTTGAGATAATACACCTCTCTCAACTAATTTGCTTGCCAACTTTCCACCAGGATTAAGCGTAAACATATTGAAGTTAACGTCTTTAACTTCTCTTAAAAGATTATTTTCAATAACTAAATCTTGCATTGATTTTCCAAAAAAATTAGCGCCCTCTAAACGACCTGTAAGAGTGTCTGTTAAGTTATTCATGGCCTGATCTAGTGGTCCCGTTTTAAGCCTGGCAGCTAATGGTTCAGACGGAGCAAAGGGGTTATACTTTATTCTTCCCAATCTGTTTTCTTCTAAGGCTATATCCTTCATCGCACTTTGCATAACGTCGTCTACGTTTACTGTTCCAAAATTTTCTTTACCGTCCTTATCTAAGCCCATTATCTTAAGAAGTTGTAATTTAACTTGCTCTCCTTTTACTTTATTTCCCTTTCCTCCAGCTCTAGTTAAATTGTCTATTTGGCTTATCACGCTACCTTCTGGCATTTCCATGCCGTGTGCGTCGTATACTTCTCTACCTCCATCTGCAATCGAATCCAATACCCTGTTAATATCACCGTATTCTGTTTTACTCGTTATGCCTGATAGTTTTAAATGTGTGGCATACTCGTCAAAACCAACCATTCCTATTCCGCTAAAATCTATGTCAGGATACAACTCTTGTAGTGCTCTTATCATCCCCATTTGCTTTGCCGTATTAGAAACAAGTGCGTTTCCTACATTTTCTGATGTTAGATTTACTAAACTAATTAGTTTTTGACTAGCTTTATTATTTTTTGTAAGTACTGCTCTAACAATACTTGGATTATCCATATCTTCAGTGTCAATCCCTGCTGCTCTTGCTATTTTCCTTAATTCTGTAGTATCATCTTCTGACATAAGGGAAAAAATTGCGTTTGATAAACTTGTTTGAGCCATCTCTTCAGAAAAACCAGCTTCTCTAGTAAGATTAAATGCCATAAGTAGTTCTTTATTTGTTGCAAGCAGATTTATTTTCATATCTGCACCTACTGCAGCGTCGATTGCACCTTCTGGATTAAATACAAGTGATGTAGCAGCTTCGAGCTTTGTAGCTAATTCTTCTAATTGTGGAAGAGCATTGGTGCGTGCATAATCTCTTATTCTACCTGCTGCTGCCAGTCTTTGTTCTTCTGAAGATACTGCCCAACCAAGTCTATTAACATATTTACCTAATTCTCCACGAGCAGATGACATTGACTTCACTCCAGATGCTTGGAACATTGAATCAAGGGCAATTCTCGCTCCGCAATGCTATCTCTTCTGATTCACTCCTAGCCATTCTTCCCGACATTCTAACAGCAAATTCCATAGGCGTGATTGATCTATCTGCTGATTCAGTGGATATTCTCTTAAACGCTTCCTTGTAAGAGCCTGCCCCAACATTTGAATCATATATTTTTTCAATTGCTTTAATAAAATTTTCATCTGCTTCAGGAACCGCTGAAGATTTTAAAATTTGAGTTAAACTACTTTGCCTATAACTAGCTATGAGTCCAGCGTCTCCGGTTTTGAGCGCTTCGTCAATGTTTAAAGCTAACATTGTTCCAGCTTTAGTCGAAGCTGCTTTTTCAAGTATTACTTTTGATGTTGCGCCAATATTCAGATATTTATGCTTTACGGCTTTAACACCATCTGTCCCAGCCCCCATGTACTTATTTGCAAAGTCATCTACGTTAACACCGACTTGTCCATCAAATAAGTCAACTACTTTTCCTGTCTCTCCCTCTCCATTTAAATCAACTAATTTAAATATTGCTCTTTGTAAATCTTCTTGAGTTATATCTCCAGCGGACTGCTTAAAATGCCTTGCTATAGGTTCCTGTCCATGAGCTAGCGCGTTTAAGTATTTAAATATTTTATCTTCTTTACTCAATAATTCCATAGCTTCAGCTGAAGGTTGATCACTTAAATCAAATGAAAGACTCTGAATAAATCCAGTTCTATCATTTATCATTTCAGACACTGCGTTAGAAACACTTCTAAACTTTTGTCCCATTTGAGTTTCGTCTCCGAACATTCTCATTATCGTACCTTCATCTAAATGTGGCGATAACAAAGCAAATTCTTGAGGTCCAGTTGGTTGACGCCAAGCAAATGCCACAAGCTGTCTCACGCCTTGAGAATTTTTAACTGATTGCAAATTAGTTATCCACTTGTCGTCTAAGTCGAATCCACCACCAGCTTCATATAAACCTAAACTCGTAGAAGCAATGTCTGGAAGTAGCATTTTGTGCCCAACATGTCTAAATTTAAATAAAGATAAATCAACAGTCCCATCATCTAGTTGGTCTCCTAAACTAGCTGTAAACCTACCAAATGTTGTATCATCGGTAACGCCAAGAACTTTTTTCTTACCACGTCTCGATACTGCTCCTTCAGTATCTATAGCTTGCCTTTGTGCATATGGCATTACGTAATTAAATACGTCAATGTCATCAACTTTTCCACCGACATATCTCTTATATGTTTTCTTAGTTATAAATGCTTCTCTTTTAGCTTGTTTTAATAGCTGGTTAGCAAGTTCGGGTATTTCGTTAACCTTTACTTGTCCCGATGACAGCATCTGCTGAAGGTTTCTTGCAACTGTTCTAATTCTAACAGCGTTTTCCCTACTGCCAAATCTTTCAACCAATGTTTCTGCATCCATACCTTCTAAGTCAAGTGCAGCATCGCTTAATATAGATCTTCTCATTCTTTCGCTAACAATGCCCTTAGAGATGTTTTCTATTTCACCTTTAAGAACTTCAGCGCTTTCTTGAACTTGTCTCTTAAATTCTTTACCATACTGTTCTCTATGAAATATTACTGCTTGTGGTTCACTATAGACCATATCTCTACCATGCCCGGTGCTTACATTCATTGTAATTTGCTGACCAACATGTGGACCCAATTCTTCACTTCCAGGAGCTGCTAATCTACCAAAACTGATTTCCTTCTTGAGAAGTTCAGTTGAACCAGCGCCTATATATCCCAATCTAGCTAAACGATCTTCTATTTTTCCTTGTATCAAATCAAAAACAGATTTACCTTGTCCTTTACCAATGAACATTCTAGCTGTATCGTGTTGAAATTCTCTTAAAGAAAGTTTCCCCCCTTTTAAATATGCGTCAGAATTAGTTACAATTCTATCTAACTGAGTTTTAAAATTATCAATCTTTCCAGTAAGATGTATAAATTCATCACTTCCTTCTGTGTAAGAAGATAATATTCCTCTAGCTTCATCTATAGAGGCTTTTAGGCTTTCTGCGTGTTGCCTCATTGGCACACCGGTGATAAAACCAGAACCGTCATCTATTTTTTTCATTTCACCTAAGGCACGTACATACCTTTCGTATTTGCTTTTTATAACTGGATCCATTCCATCTTGACCAGCTGTTTTTTCCATTCTTGAAATAATATCTTCAAGTGATATTTTTTGATTTTTTTTATCTGCAATAGTTTCCCTAAATTGAGACTGTATTACACTTGCAAATTCGTTAAATTCTTCATCTCCAGCTAATCCTTGAAGCTCTAAAGCTGAACGAAAATACTGTTGTGCTGATTGAGTTGTTTCGCCTTCCATCGCAATTCGCGTTCCAAGCCTTTCTCTTATTACGCCCAATCTACCTTCTCTGGTAAGAGATGTATCGCCTAACAATGTATTAGTGTAGCTTGCTTCTAGGTCAAAAGCTTTTAGAGTTGTTTCTAATGCTGGATCAAAAAATAAATATGAATCTTCAAGAGTTTTTGGAGCAACATCTTTAAATCTATCATTTACTTTTGTTGATAAATGACTGACCATTTTTCCAATTCCCTCTTGGTCAATAACCATGTTTCTTTCTACTAAGCTCTGCCATTGTCTTTTTTGAGATTTTCCAATTTGACTACCCAATATCTGTTCTGCATTTTTTCCAAGGTTCATGGAACCATCAGCACTCAATGGGTCTATCATTTTTGCCAATCTGCCTACGTTAAAGAATTGAGCGTCCAATGTGTTGAATAAAGAAACTGTTTCTTCACCACTTAAGTACTTATATCCTTCGTCAGTTTTGTATCTTAACCTAAGTAGTATTGAAGCTCCATCTCTAGAAGCTAAATATCCCGGTGGTAAAATATCACCACTTGCTAATCTACTTGCTATACCATCACCAGCCATAATGTCTAAATCTGGAAAACTTATTACGTCATTATATAATTTAGCCATTTGATCTATTGTTTCTTCTGATGTATCAGAGTACCCAATTCTCACTAGCTCAATATTTTTTCCCTCTAAACCACTAAGAACTTTGTGCTTTGATCTAAATTCTGTTGCTTCTGGATTATCTAATCTCAAATATTGATTAATATTGTAAGTTAGGTCAGATAAAGGGCCAAACCCAGATGGATCAGGAGATAGAACTCCTCTTGATCCAGTAAATACATTTACTTCAGACATACCAAGTCTAGCGGTGCCTTTTATTGCGTCGTCTAAGGTTTCATAAGGCTTTCCTGTTGCAGTATTAATTAGTTTATTATTTTCGTCAAACCTTATTAAACCTCTTGTATATATTTCTTGTTGCTCTACAAGAGATCTAGGAAGTTCGCTGACTGGCGTACCAAGACCTTTGACAAATGTTGATTTTTTTGCTGCTGCCATATTATTAACCTCTTATTCCAGCCATAATATTTACTGAACCTGGATTTGAATTATTCATTACTGGAGATATGTTTCCGTTTATTCCCATATCAAACATTAATCTTTGTAAATTAGATCTAACATCTTCTGGAGAGGAATTACTTTGTCCAAACATCGGATAACTAGGATTAACTAAGTTCGCTTCTTTTATTTGTTGTGGGAAGTAACCCATCTGAGACATTTCAAGTCCCATTGACTGACCCATTTTTATTTTTACGTGTTCCATATTTGTGTTCGGATGCCATACCTCGGAACCAGGTCCAGGAAGTTCATGTCTAGTGAAGTAATTTACTAGATCTGGCTTTCTTTCCACTGGCATACCCCATGCAGCTTCATATATTCTTCTTTCTAATCTCCCAGCAGTAGATAATATTCTACCTCTTTCACCCTTTGGAGCTTCAAGCATTGCTCTAAAGTGTTCTCTTTTTCTTTTTGGTATTGCTGCCGCTAATTGATCTATTGATTTTGTATTAAGATCTGCACCATACATTGTCTTCTTGCTAGCAAGCATGTATTGTTTTGCTGACTCAATGTCTCCAACTTTTTCTGCTCTAGCTGCAGCTGTTCTATTTTTAACATAGGTTAAAATATCAACATACTCTTCAAGTGCTAATTCTTTTTTTCTATTTATTGGAATGTATCTAGTTTCTTTCATTTTCTGAAGAGCTGAATAACCACCGGTTGTTATTGCACCAACAGTTGCAAGCGCTGTTTGCATTCTCTTAGTTTTACCAAATGAACCAAGTGCAAATGCACCTATTCCAGCAGCTAACAGAGGGTTTCTTTGAGTTCCTTTATAATAAATTGGCTTGATAAAGCTTTCAACCGGTCTTTGCCATTCAGGAAATGTAGAACCATAAACGTTTCTTCTTTCCCAATCTTCAGTCGCTGTTTTTTCACCAATAAATTTATTGTTAATAAAGTTGTCTGTATGAAGTACTGATTCTTTTATTGTTCGTATTGGATTAGCTATTTTATCAATTGTTGAATAATCTGTATAAGGACTAAAATCAGTTTTACTTTGCTCTATTGCATTTAATTGGGCTCTTATTTGTCCAACTTTAATTCTTTCATCTTCACCTAATCCTATTTTATCTATTCTTGAATTCAGTGCTCTAAATTCTTTTGAGTATGGAGCTACGTCAGCAAGAATATCTAATTGATTTACTGCACCATATCTTCCACTAGAGTCTGAATAGATTCTATTAAATCTTTCGTATCCTACGCCAGGCAGTCTTAATTCACCTTCTTTTACTTTTGTAAATGGATCACCTGTAGTAAAGTCTATAAAGTTACTGCTATTAGGAAGGAATGGATACTTCTCACCCATCGTGTTCTTAATAGGGTTAATAAAATTAACATTAGTTCTTTCTTTTGGAATAAATCTTCTTATTATTTCTGAAGCTTCGATATTTCCAAGAGCACCTTCGGATTGAAGAGGTACGTCACCTAAGCCACCTAAATTTAAATCCCAAAAAGCTCTAGTGGTACCATACGCTTTTGATGCTGATTGAAGAACTGACTTATCTGGCTCAAAGTCGTATGAGCCAAAACCAAGAGCTGATCTTATATTTCCACCAGCAAAACCATATATACCAAATGTTTCTTGCAGTCTGTAGCCAAGTTCCCCAGATAAGAATTCATTACTTCCAGATCTTATTGGCATTCCTGCTGCAACAATTTTTGCTGGCATAATTCCAGGTCCTGTTGGTGGACCAAATTGAACTGGCTGCACTTGCGAAGAAACAGGAACTCTTTGATATGCTGCAGCAGCTAATGCGTCGTTTTGAGCTCCAGACTGACCACGAATTAATTGCCTTGCAGTGTTGAGTGATCCACTGCTATTAGCCAATGTTTGGTTTGAGCGAGAAATATTATAAGATCCAGATATACCTCCAATTGGAGATGATGCAGTTGCTCCAGCATAATCTGAAAGTGGTGATATAAATCTAAGTGGTTTTCCGCCGTAAGGTGCTGGACGAGCTGCCGGGTAACTAACGGCTGGATCCCTTTGCTCTACATATTCAACGTTACCAGGAGTTTCTTGAGGCATGTAAGCTCCGCTGGCACCAACTGGAACATAACTAGATAGTGCTCTATCTAATTCTTGCTTATGCATTACCCTTTGTGGTTTTAGAATTCTTCCTATTGTTGCATTTAAGACTGGTACAGCTGCACCAAATGGACCAGAAAAATATTCTCCAGTTACAGGATAAGGTCTGTCTTCATAATGTTTTTTTTCAAATCTATAAGGATCTAATGGTCTTAACGGGGAAAAGTCATTGTAGTATAACATCTTCTCTATTGGACTACCATAGGTGTCGGATGTAAACATCGCTCCACCCTGTAATCTTCTATACCAAGAAGGTCTATAGTATTCTATTTTTCCGCCACTAAATTTTGTATTACCTAAAGGCCAGAATCTTCCTTTTCTAATCGGCACTTCGCCAGACAATAATTGCTGCCTCTTTTGCCTATAGCCCATTCCACCTGGGACAACACCAGAAATTGCAGCTTGAGCTTCTACCCCAACCCTAGCTACCGAACCAAGCACCAGGGGAGAGTATACTCTTTCTCCTCTTTCGTCTTTACGTTGTGTGTATCCGCCTGCAGTTCTATCTATTGCTAATGCAGTAGTTCCTATAGCAACTGCGGGAAGAACTCTTTCAGCGTTCATTCCCCTAAAGTACATATCTAGAGGGCCGTGGAAATTATTTTCGTCTAAGCTTGAACCAACAGTGCCAAAGTATCTATTTAGTCTATTAAAACCATGGGATATTGGAACAGATGCTAAAGAAAAACCTTCTTCATTCCCATATGTTTTAATTCCAGCTGCGCTTAATAATGCGGCTTTTGGATTTCTCTTAAATGCTGTACCAAAAGTTGGAACAAAAGCGTAAGTCTCTGGACCAGATTGTCCAGACAAAGGACTGGCAGATGGTTTTTCTACATATCTACCCATTCCCATATTTTTCTTAAATACAGCAAATGGTTTATTTATACCAATCTGAGATATCAACGAAGATTGACCAGTAGTAACTATGTTGCCTTCAATGTGTGGATCTAATAAACCCTTTAGGGATTTATCACTTAATAGCTCTCTTGTTTTTTCAAATCTTCTTAGAGGGTTTTGCAGTACTCCTGTTAAATTTTCTTCTTCTAATCGAGTTCTAGCTGCAGGATTAAACTTGTAAGTTTCGAATGCTGTTAAGTTAAATACTGTAGATAGCGCTGAAGCTTGAGCTTCTGCTTTTTGAGCAGAAGATATAACTCCTTTTGTAGCTAAATCATCTATAGCAGAAGTGACATTCTGCATAACTGTTAATGGATCACCAGATAATATTGATTTTCTTTCTAAGAGGAATCTGAATACTTCTGAAGACATTTCGTCACCTCTAGTGACAATGCTAGAAGATTTTTCAAACATTCTCGATTGTTGTGAGAAATCATCTATATCCGCAAAAGATTTAATTCTAGCAAATGCCTTACTAACATCCTGATATCTTTTTAGATCAGCTTCTGATTTAATCTCAGATCTTTGAAGTTCCAAAGCATCGTCTAGGAAGCTAAATACTTTACTTGCTTGAGCTGGAGTTGATATTCCAACAACATCATCAACACTAAGACCTGCCATATCATCAGCGGAAAATGGCGTGAGTACTTCTCTTTGAACTGATTTGTTTGTTCCATAACTTAATTGCCTATTTGCAAATCTAGTAAACGCTTCCATTAATTGAGAATGCGATGCTACTTGTGCTCCAGAATCAGCATCAAGCAAACTATATCTCGCTACTTTAGTAGCGTCATCTAACTCAGGCTCTGCGCGTAACTGTAAATTCTTTTTTCTTCCAAATCCACCGACTGAAAATGTTTCATCTACGTTTCCAGAAATTAATCTAGCCATTACAGCGTCGTTTTCTACGTCTGCTTGTCTATTAACTAGTCTTCCAAAAAATCTAAATAAAGAATTTGGTTGCTCATCTGCGTAGTCTAAACGCTCTCTAACTTTTCCTAAGAATCCAGTTGCAGTGCGCGATTGAACAGTTCTTTCTCCAGCAGCTAGTTCTGCTGTGCTCGTAAACATTGATGAAACCGATGTTGAAATCGGTCTATAGGTTCCTTCTAAGGCTGTAGCGGCGGCACCATCTGTGTGTCCATACAGTCTTCCTTTTGTTCCTAAAAATCCACCAGTGCTATGCCATGTATAAAAATCTGCTTTAGATCCTTTGACAAAAGGCTGACTTGCTGCTCCTGAGGTTACTTGATATCTTCCAGCTTTTGCCATCCCAGCAAAATCTTTATAGCCCAACATTTGCATCGGATTAATTCCAATAATTGGAACTTTAGTTTCAGTAGCCAGTGCTTCTGTTACTTTTCTAATTCCAGATCTTATTGGATTAAAGTTTACTACCTGGTTACCAAGCTGGTAATAACCCTTAACGTTGCTTAAGGTAGTTTGACTAGAAGATCTTTTAATTGCATTTAATATTTCTAGCTCAGCGCTGTCTCCACCTAAAATATTTTTAGTTAAAGAATCTCGAAGTGATCCTGGCCCTATCTGATCTGTGATTGTTTGGTATGCTAGTTTTTCTCTTTCAAGAAATTTGTCTACGGTAAGACCTTCTAGCCCAAAAACTCCAGCTAATCCAGATGTTGGACCAGCAACCATTTCTTTATTATTCATTAAGTAGCCTCTAAGTTGAGAGGCGTTTCTTATGTCTATTCCGCGAGCACCTAATGCTTTTGCTAATTCATCTGGATTTGCTAATATCGATTCATCTAAACCAAATACTTTTCCAGCTCTTTTGGCCATTTCAAGTTTGGCTTGAAACACTTCCCCTTTTGCGCCTTCAAAGTCTATTCTATTTAATTTTCGTGGCTTTAATACGGAAGAAAAAACTTCTTTTTCAAAAACTTCTCTAGCCGAACTATGAGCTGAGTCTATGTTTATGCCAACATTTAAAGTATCCTCATTTAGAGTGTCTCTAAACAAAGATCGATCTACTTCATTTACAGATCTTCTTAGTTTGTCTGCGTCAAATACATCTGGTATTGGATTATTTCTTCCATATTTTCCAGAATTAAATCTGGTAATTAATTGACCAAAAAAATCTTCTCCAACAATTTCTTCGTCACCCATTCTCAATCGTTCAGTTGGGCTAATTATTTCTTTTCTAACGCCACCTTTTCTTTTGGCAATTTCTCTATAAATATCATCGCTAACGGTTAGGTTTCTACTAAACTGTTTAGCAACAGATTCATCTAATCCATCATTTATTAACTGTTTTTCTAATCTATCCTTATATGCACCTTGTCTTAGCATCTTTATAAAGTTTGTTGATGCAGAACGTCCACCAGTCTTCGTATCAAATTCTCTTAAAAGACTAAATACATCTGATGATCTTTTTCTTTGGATATTTAATATTGATTCACCAAGTGAAGTATTAATTAACTTAGCGCCTTCTGTGGTTGCTTTATCAACTCCAAGAATTTTTGCAAAGCCATCATTTATCTTGCTCCAATTTGTTCCTGGTTTATCTAGAAATGATTGAGCAAAAGATAGCTTTTGATATTCTTCATGTGCAGTTTTAGCACCTTGCCTAACGGCTTTATAACCAGGAATTAGATCCAACATTGAATCTATCTGTGTTCCTTGTAGCGGTTTACCTACGTCTACTTGATTTAACTTTGTTTTATCACCCTTGTATATATCTTTAGCTAAGTTTTGTACGACTTCTCTTCTAGATGGTTTAGGTACCCCAGGTGCTGGAGTAGAACCATGTCTTTGTGAATAAAGAGCTGCAACTGGGTTTTTGTGAATATCTGTCATTGCAATAAATGCACTTGACAAAGCTCCCGATGATCTTTCTGAAAACTTAATTGATTTATCTAATACGCTAAATAAATCGTGACCAACACCTTCAAGCATTCCTTTTAAGTTTAAGGATTTTTCATATATAGCGTGTTTTGTTGTATTTTTTATTGTAGAATAACCAGTGGCATTTGTAGCCATCAGCCTTTCTTGTGCTGTTCTATAAAAATTTAATGAGCTTTCTTTTGCTGCGCCAGCTGCAGCGGTTGGCAGCATGAATCCACCCATTTGGAACAAGGTTGTCTTAGCTAAATCTTTAGCTATATCTACACCCCTAGATGGGTCATACCATTTCTTTTTTGGCCCAGTATCTTGTTCACCGCCACCAAATAGCGGCTTAGTTATGTATTTATCTGCCGCATAAAAAGCTGGAACTTCATAAGGAAGCCTTCTAGCTTGACGCACCAACCTCTGTTGAAGTTCGTCTCTATAGTGCCAAGTAGCAGTTGATGATGCCCCTCTACCTTCAGCTCTAAACGCATACCCGGCGTTGACAACGCTTTTATGCCCTTCGTATCCAGTTGAAAGTTTTCCAGCGGAATCAAAAACTAATTTTGTTTTTCCTTCTTCTAAACGAGTAACGCCTTCAAGTTCGTCAAGAATACTTCTTGCTTTTAATAAGCCATAATTAGCCCTAGATATAAAACTGCCTTCAGCAGATGTTGCAGCTCTTTCAGTAAGAGCTTTTCCGTATCTTTAAGCCACCACCTCTTAAGAATTTTCCAGCTACCGTTGCGGCAACGCCAGTTGCAATCATGGCCGAAGCCATCTTTACTAGGGGTCTGCCTTCTAATGCTCTGCTAACGTAACCAGAATCTGGGGATGGACCATTCTGCGTATCATCTCCGGTAGTGAACTCTCTAGAAGTTACGCCAAATCCAATATTATGGATTGGTCCTTTATCTCTCTGCATTGGTCACCCCCTTTTATATTATCTGCCCATACCCCATAGTTTTTGAGCGATAGGGTCATTGTATGTTGCAGCTCCCTCAACCTTAGATGCATTATGTCTAGCTGCTGATTGAGCCTCTTTTTCTCTTTCTTCTTGAGGGTCAATTAATGATAAAGTTACATTAGTAGATTCTATTCCAGCAATTGCTTGCTGAACTTCAATTATTTTTTCTGCTAATGCGACTCTTTCTGCTAGCTTTGAATACGTTAACGAGTCTAAAAATTCTGGAGTATCTGTATGTATAGTAGCCAGAACAAAGGCTTTCATTAAGCCTCTAACGTGATTAGCTATTACTCTTTTTTCTTCCAGAATTCGCTTAGCTGTTCTTGCCGAAGCAAAGCCGGAAAATTCAATTATCTGCTCAGCTAAAGAACTTATAGCTCCAGGTGGAAATTTATTTAAATCAAAATCTTCAGGATAAACTACTGATGCTCTAATGATTTCATCCTCTGCGTCTGCAGAGGAAATACCTTCGGTACTCTTATACGCTGCAACTTTATCGAACTCAGAAAAAGTTAGCTCTTTAAATACTATTTCAGATCCGTTTTATTTTGGTCTGAAATATTGAACCGTGTTTTTTCTTTAGTTCAAAAAGAATTCCTGCATCCAACATCTTAGAGTTGTCTAACCTCTAGGGCAACGAATCCAGAAGCCTCTAGAACTTCTTGTGAGATTAACGATGGAAGACCGGCCATATCGCCAGTAAGAGCTTGCTTATCGTATGATGGGAATAGAATGCAGAGTTCTGAGATTGCTTCTTCGTTCCACATATTTGCCTCTGCGTTTGATAGCTGTCCAGCTTGCATTAGGGTTTCCATCTTTTTAACAAGTTGCTTGTATTCAATTCTAGAAAGAACTCTCCAAATAATATGTTTATCAAATGAAATAGAAGTTACATATACTTCACCGTATTGTTTCTTCCATGCTTTGATCTGTCCAGCTGTAGGACCATTGTCGAAGATAACTTGATCATCTGCTAATTCTTCGACTGTTGTAGCCTGCTCAACGGGAATTTGCTCATCTGAATAATCAGATACAACGATGTCACCATCTTGTGGTTCATCAGTTTCTAAAAAAATTTCAACTGAATCAGCAGATAACTCTTCTGCCATTTCATTATCTTGTCTAACTACAACTTTTCTTTTCTGAGACATTGTTTCTCCTTATTTCGTTTCAAATTACATTATATCACATATATATTAAAATTATTATCTTGGCTGAGTGCTTTCAGTCCTGTTTACCAATGGACTTTCAACCACTGGTTTTGTGGCATTTGTTGCCTGTGGTTCTGTTGAAACAAAGGTCTTACCAGTATATGGATTGAATCCAGATTCGGCTTCGGTGAGATAGAAATCCCTTGCCACAAAGCTATAGGTTTCTATTAAAGGCGACCCACCACTTTGATATTCCGTGCTCATTTGCATTAAATGTACGTTTTGTAAAACAATCTTCATTGGGGTTTTATTGTCTGACATTTTAACTTTTCTTTCATTTATGTCAGTTGATATTATCCTATCTAAGTTATCCCTCTGCTCCATAGAGGCCGTAGAAGCGTTCTCAGTGACTCCTACGGGGCTCAAACTTGATTCCTCTACACCATACACTATAACAAAGTTAAATGGAGGGTGAGCGCTAAAAATATTATGCTGACCATCTGCCGAAGATGTGCTTATCGCTGGATCAACAGTAATTCTATCCAATTGACTATTGGCCCAATATTTTTGTATATTTTCCTCATCTGTTCTTGATTCATTTTGTGATCTTAAAACAGATACAACTCCAGAGGTATCTGATTTGCCCGATGCAGAAAAACTTCTAACTCTTGCTGCCTCTTCTAAGAGGTGTGTCATTCTTCTTGGATACCTTGAATATAGAGAGAACTGACCAGTTATTATTCTTGAACCATTCATCATGGCATCAAAGTTGTAGGACCAAAATCCGTAGACTGCTTGTTTTTCTTGTTTAATTAAAAAACCAAATCCAGCTATATCTAGTTCATCTTTTGGATCAAACAAACCATCGATGTATACCCTTACATCTTCTCCAGAAAAAAAGTAATCATAATAATTACTAAAGCGAGGGTCTCCAGAAGTTTTACCACCAGACCAATAAAGATCTAATTCTGCGGAAAGTGGATCAAATGTTCCATTTTTATTTCCTAAACCAGGATTAGTTGAAACGGTATCTTGGTATGGAATATAACCACTAAATGGTCTATATGGAACAGCTCTATATGGACTTGTCATACTTAAACCCTAAACGATGGTAGGAGGTGAATATATTCTTTCAATAAAATTCTTATAATCTTCGACTCTATCTCCAAAGGCATTTGTAGATATTCTTAATCTTTCATTTTGCTGAGCCTGATACCCATCTGGATATCTAAGGTCATCACGAGCCGTATCTAATTGTACCAGAGGCTGCAGACCCCTAGCCATATATGTGTAGGTTTGCTCTGTAATTAAGTCGTCTATGGACATAGTACCGCCTTCGTCGACAAGCGTAACACCGAATATTTTCATTTTTGCTGCTAAACCATATTCATTAAAGAATGTAAATACAATGTCAAATGGTGGCAACATGTCAGCTAGAGGAGCGTAGTACCCCTTGCTATCTGAAAGTATTTTTCTATAACTTTCTATTCTATAAAAAGCATACTCGTTAAACTGAGTAAATATCATGCTTCCTGCTATAGTTCTAGCACCCTTTACGAATCCTCTTGGATTCACGTGTCCAAGAGTTCTTATTGGAGAGTTTTCCCTGTGCATTGAATATGATATGGTTTGAAGTTCCGCCATTTCCAAGACGTCACCTTCATTAGAAATGAATCCGTTTTCTCCAATTTTAGGAATAATAATTGTAGCTGTGATGTCTGCACCAGAAAATGACATATCTGAAAATGGATCTGGAAGATTATTATTTCTTCTAAATTCTTTTACGCCCTCTTCATAGGTAGAGAGTCTATTTTTTCTTGATGTTATAGTCGTAAGATTCGCTATATCTGATACATCACTTCTGTTAAATGCCATGTTATTCCTTAAAAATAAAATAGTGGAGGATTGGCCCTACACCAAGTCCTCCACTATTTAGTAACTACTATAATTATTTATTTATAATTATGGTCTAATTATCTCGCTGTTTAATCCACTTGAAGATACTGCTTCTTTGCTAATCAAAGAACCTAAATCTTCTGAGTTAAATCTATTAAGATTGTCCGTTGTAATCTTGTACATTGGACCGATTTCACGAGCAACATATGTCATTGTTTCTTCTATAACAATGTCATCCATCGAAGCTCCCGAACCTTCGTTTAATAGTTCAACGCCATAGATTGATCTAACAGCAGCCTGACCATATTCGTTAACAAATGTAATTGTAATGTCGAATGGTGGGATTTGGTCTGCGTAGTATGGTGTCTTGCTAACTACGTCTCTTGTTTGATTTGTTACTTCAGCAATACCTCTCTTGTGGCTTGGATCGCCAGGAAGTGTATTATGAGCTCTTGTGAAAAACTTCATTTCCGAAGATGAGTTGTGATGTGTTTCAAGCATCTGGTACAGAGCTGGACGGTCGAATACTGTGAATATTAACGAACCAGCAATACCTCTTTTACCTCTTGAAAATGAACGTGGGTTTGGTGAACCCATTGTGTAAATTGGCGCCTTTTCTCTTGTCACTGAGAAAGTGATTCCCGAAAGAGCTCCGATTTCAACGCCACCAAAAGTGGCAACAATATCAGCACCAGAAAATGTTGTGTAAGTATTGAGATACTTATTTACTGGACTGTCGTAGTATTCGCCTGCCATATTACCCTCCTAATCGGTATATAAATTTGCAGTGTTTTTTATATAATATTAACCGAGCTCAACTGACATTTGGACTTCGATATTTCTAAGTTCAAACGCAGGTGTTATAACCAAGTCAATAAGTGCTTTATTTTCTTCAGCGATGTATCTAATGTTGAAATCGCTGTCTAAGATTGCGCCCAACTGCTGCATTCCTCTGAGTGATGCAGTAATTGATGTTTCCATTGAGTTTCTAACTTGAATGGTTGAAGGCTGACCAATGAACTTCTGGCAGCTTTGACGAACAACCAACATAGCTTCGTTAACGATTCTCAATGTTGTCAATCTTGTGTAGTCTGAGCTTGCTCCAGCAAAAGTTACACCATCTGTAAAGATTGGTGCTCTATTGAAGTTCAACATAATCGAGTTCACACCCTTGTTGGTCATTGCCAAAAGAGTTGTCTTGCTAGGATTGTATCTCAAAGCTGCGATGTTGTAAACTGTCTTATTAATAGTTGAAGTATAGGAAGCCATTCTGCTAACTGCTGCCGCAAGTGCAGCTGCGCCATTAGAATAACCCCATGATGCTGGATAGTTTGCAGGCTTTAATTCTGCTCCAATTACAGCAACGTGTCTTCCAAGCTCTTTTGCGGCAACGTTGTTGTATGTTGTTACCGAGTCTCTGTCTGAAAGATTTGTCAAAGCCAGGTGTGTTGAAACCTGACCAGGAGTCATAACATCATTTGTCCCAGTGTATGGCTTTGTTCCCATAACTGCGAAACATGGATGACTGTTTTCGTTAATTTCCTTAACTTTGTCAGCTATTTTTACTGCCCAGTTATTTGCAATCGTTGTTGTGTTATCTGCATGGAAGCCATAGATTGTGTCCGAGCTTGCCGAGAAAGATTCAGAAGGAGTTGCATCCCAAAGTCCTGATCTTGCACCGCTTCCCCAAGGAAGAATGATATCTGGTTGAGCTGCTTCTGCTGCGATGAACATTGCATCTAGAACGCTGCCACCAAAGTTTGTGCTTGTTACAGTACCTGAGCTGTGATTCCATACGGTGTCACTTGGTAGTGGGACCATGTAGATTCTTTCTGCGCCTGCAGATACAAGTTCAAAAAATGCTCTGTGGCAACCTGAATTTTCGCCAAAAGCAGTTATTACATCTTGTTCATTTGTGCACAAAACGACGTCAAGGTCTGCAACGTTGCCTGTACCGTCAGCTGTTGTTCTTTTTGCAATTACTACAACTCTAGGTCCGACGGGACTATCCTGACGGGAGATGCTGTAGAAGCGGTCTTTGATTATTGTTTTTACACCTGGTAGAGCCATTAGATTTTTAACCTCCGAGTCACGGATTTATTGGATTAACTCGAAAGATATAGTAATGGGGTACCACTGAAAACTAACTACATTTACACATCCTGGTAAATATTATGAATTTGGGGTAGCGCTTTGAAAAAGATCTACGATACCCAGGCTCATTTCTGAGTTATACATTGATGTTGGAGTAGCTGCTTGCTCTATTAGGTCTTTTTCATAGGAAACCCATTGACGTATATCAGCCACAATTGATTCAATCTTATCAACTGCTGATACGTGTATTTTTTCAGTTGTTAATAAATATGTTACCGTTCTTTTAACTACGTCAGTTTGGTCCATATTTGTTTCGGTGTCCGAAACCCTTCTAGCATATACGAATTCTGACGCTCCCAATCTTTTAAAAACTGGAGTGTACTCAAGCATGAAGTCTTCAAAAATTTCCATAATTCTATCGGCTACTTCTGCGCCCGCATATCTTAGTTGATCTCCGGATAACTGACCGGCATTGGCCTCAACCATAATGGTAAAAGAAACAACATTTTGAAAACGTTGACCTTCTATAAAATAATACTTCCCATCATCACCCAATGCTTTATCCCTGTATCTCATTTTAGGCTCTTGGTTATGAGCCCTCTTTAGCTCAAGACCATAAGCGATGCACGGGTATGATGCAAACTTTCCACCAAATGTTGCTACGATTGGTATATCTGGATATGAGTTTTCCCAGAGCATTTTTACAACTTCAATGAATCCAAGATAGGTTAGGTTACCTTCGGCCTTTAACCTTCGTGAATCAGTGTCGTTGTAGTACTTAGGATCCTGTTCTCGAAGCCTATCTCTGCTCTCTGTATAACTTTCCCACTTGTTACCTGGCGCTAAGTCGCCATCAAATCTACCTGGAAATGGAAATGAAGACTGCATACTACGCTCCTGGTCCTGTTATTATAGAAAAATTAATATTTTTTAAACCAAGAGAAGATATTAAGTTTATTTCAAAAATTAAAGTTCCTCTTTCGGTTTTAGATCCATATGATTGAAGTTTATAATCTTTAATTGCCCTAGTTGTAACTAGCATATCGAGCATTGATTTAACTTGTGAGATAACTTTTTCTTCTGCGTTCTTTCCTAATCCATCATTAGCTATAGCTTTTATTTCGGTTATAACCATAGCTACCAATCTCATTTGTGGAGCTTTTGTAAAAGAACTATTTTTATTAGCCAATGTATAATCGTTCGATATATTTACTTCGTATGGATTACCCCTTAAGGCTTTACGCGTTCTATAAACGGTGTTAACACCAAGGTTATCTAATCTCGTTAAAGAGTCTGCTGACAAATTAGAACCATAAACAGAATATGCTCCTGGTATTCTTTTTCTAATCATTCCATTATAGACTGGAGTTGATGACATCATTCCTGCAAATGCTGCTGCTGCTGAGCTAGTGTAGGATTTACTAAAGCCTATATGATTAAATGTTAATTCTCCATAAACCGGAATGACATATCGACCTATATCACTTTCTATTTCTCCACTTATTGAATAAGTAGTAAATTTATTTACGAGTCTAGTATTCTGCTCCAAAAGCTGAATATCGCTGTCTTTTGTTCCATTGTTTTTAGAACCAATAATTCCTATTTGCACATATCCAGTAGTGTCGTTAAATGAATAGCAATGAAGAGCAAGTTGAGCTATGAAATCAACAGATCCAGTATTTATCATTGAAACTTCAAGTGGAACTATTATATCAATGAAATCAAGCCCCTTTGCTATATCATAACTAACTGCTAATCTTTCATAATATTTTTCATAAAAGTTTAAATTAGAATTTGTTTCTGCTGAAAAGAATATCGGCATGTCTGTAAGCCTTTGGGAAATGTCATCAATATATTCTGACATTGGTGCTACGGCCATTATAAATATAGACTTTGAACCGCAACTAAATGCGTCGTGAATTCCCCTCAATAAAGGTGAGGAAGTATTTGCTCCCAATAAATTAGTAGCTTCTTGAATAGAATTAATTCTTATAATTTGATTTAGTTCAACTCCATCACTATGACCCATTAGCAATACTGAGTTAGTATTATAGTATTCTTCTAGCGAATCAAAAATTGGTCTCTTTGAGATAGTCGCGCCAGTTGTTGGCCCTGTTAAATCTTTAGATACTCCATTCGTATTAATAACAGAATATCTACCTGTTGTAAGTTGTTCTAAATTTGACAAGGAAACACTTGTAGTAATAGAAAATTTATTATTTGCTGGAACTGAAGAGATAAAATAATTTCCATTAAAAGCTGCGCTTATTTCTGATATTGAAATTTGATCACCAGACAAAAGATTATGATCAATATCAGTCGATAGAGTTATTACTCCATTTTCTATTTTTTTATATACTATATTTCCGACTCTACCAACTTGACTTCTAGAAACTTCAAAATGATGTTCAATTACTTGAGTTCTATCATTGTACGCACATTGAATAGAAACTGTATATGTTCCACCAAAAAGTGTTTCTGGAATTTTGTAATAAAAATTATATTCAGAATTTGATGGTCTATCATAATAAGAATTTGTCTTAAGAGCTAATCTTGCATACTCTTTTGCCGAGTTGTAGCTCGATAAGCTTGGTAAACTAGTTGCTGCCGTTCTTGCTACTACTGATGTTGTACTAGGGACGGACGTAACCGTGTACTCTGCATTATAGCCACCGCCAACTCCATAAACAATTACCGTATCACCGGCAGATAATTTATGATTTACTTCAAAAGTAAAAGTTGCAGAAACGTATCCATCTATTATCGAAACCGGTGGTGTTATTGACGAAATCTGATAACTAGTATTGATCAATGAAGTAGATGAATGGATTATGTCGCCAGTTCCACCATTTCCTCTTGATACCGTTGCATATATATCTACAGGAGTAGCCTGATCTAGAGGATCGTAAAATTCACCGTTTACAAGGAAAGCAAACCTAAACTTTACCAATTGACCATTGTGTACTCTTAGCATTTAATTTTTACTTTCCCTAGTTGCGCCTGCAACCCAGTAAACTATTTTTCCACCTCTGCCTCTTACTGGCGCAGAAAAGTCTATTAGAAAAATCTCTTGACCACTTGGATATTCTTCATATATTCTATCACCAGATTTAATATTTGCTGTATCTTGAAAATAGTATATCACTTCAGAACTAACCGTTAAGCCTTGCGTATTTTCTTCTAAGATATTAGCAAATCCGCTGAGCACCAGGATATACAGCTCTTACTGTGTATCTCTGCATTTTCTGGCTGTAGGTCATAGTTTTTTGATCTAACAATCTTTGAACTAATATATTATGACCCCAACTGCGCAGTATGTTACTTAACGTGCGTTTTGGATCAATCATACTTCCTTATTCCTCTTTCTGGAATTGGATTCTCATCTGGCGTCTGAATATGAGTTGGTCCATACAAATCTCTTGGAGTGTAATAAACTGACAATCCAGTATAAGGATCCATATTTCTTCCAGCTCCAATTGTTGGGAGAGTTGGCAATCCCTTTGGCTGAACTGCCTTCATTCCAACTTTTGATGTCAACATTTCTTTTCTAAGCATTGCTGCAATCTGGCACCAGGTGGTAGCATTTGCTCTGCTTAGAGTATTTCTAGGTAAGTTTTTATTGGTTATTGAAAGATCACCAAGTCTTACGGAAAGCTCATCATCTCCGCCATTTCCGTAAACTCTAGTTAATTCACAGCATGTTGCTGCTCTTATATATTCAAATGCTGTAAATGGAATATTTGTTCCATCTTCTGTCGCTAATAATTTAAATATATTTTTTATTTCTATAGAATAATTATGAACAAACTCACCTATTTCCAATAGAGAGGCGTCAGGAAAGTATGGAAGAAGCTGTTCTGGATCAAGGTATAAGGGTTCTATATCTGCTGCAAAAGCTATTATTTCATCTTCTCTTAGAAATACAGTTGGCCTATAATCTTCCGTCGGCGTACTTACATATATTTGCTGATTAACACTAATTGTAGTGTCGTTTTCTAGAATTCCAGTAAACGAAACCTTGTATGTGCCAGCTGCTGACGGCGTATAATCGTAATAATATTCTGAACCGCTCAAAGCAGTGGGTGTAGCTGCAATTATAATTACATTGCCTGAGTCCGTTATGCTCATGGAAACCGATACAGGAGAAACTTCTACCTGATTACCGCTAATATCTACGTCAATAAATTTAACCTTTAGACGTACAGTATCATTGACTAGTATATTTGCCATTTTTCCTTCTTTAAAGAGTAGATGCTTATATAGTAGTACTTTAAATTCTCTTGGTGAGCTTATTCACCCTGGTACTGAACGCTAACAAGCGTACCAGAATGTATGGTTATTTCCTTTGCCTGTATTAGCGCGGCCCCTTCTTTTCCAAGAGTTTCTATTGTAATTATTCCAGTTGGATCTAGATCTATGCTTATAACACCTATTGCGGTGGCTACTGAATAATCTTCTTTTCCACCAAAGTTAACCTTAATATTATTTAATATAACAGGATTTGATATTCCCTCTATTATTAAGACAATAGTCCCGTCATACAAAATGCCAGATTGATTATAGTCAATTGTGTCATTATAGAGCATGATAATCCTTTAAAAGATGTTAACCATATAGTAATGATATAAAGTTAAATTATTATCAGAATTGTAGACCGGCGTCTTTTTTAAGGTTTGGCATCCAGATTCTCCAATCCCCATCTTTAGCGTGCTGAGGAGTTCCGTACAAGAATTGACCAAGATAAGCTATTCTTAGACCATTGGTTACTGGAAAAACTTCATGAGTCCCTATATAGTTAGTTGGATATATTACAGCCGAACCTGCTTTTGGTTTATGGGTATACTTTGCGTGTTTAAAGTTAATTTCTCCGCCAGTAAAATTAAAACCATTTAGCTCATCTTCTGCATCTGCGCAGTCGTTTAAGTATATGTTGATACTTACCTTGCTGTGCTTGGGGTATTCATTGCTAGTTGGCTTTCCAAATTCAAAAGGTATGGCATCATCACAATGTGGGCCTATCCCCTGACCTTTAGAATATGTAGCTATATGACCCGCTCCCCTCCACCAGCATACGCTGGCTGCACTTGGATAGAGTTTGCAATATTCAACAAGAATTTTATACATAAGATCTTCTAAATCTTCTATAAACTTTTCTTGCTCTTTTGTTGGTTTTCTTTCACTCATCTTAAGTAGTGGGTCAACAAAGCGACTTGGTGCCTTACTGACTTCTTCTGGATCAAACTTAAAACCAGTTTTATTAACTGCGTATTTTTTTCCATTCTCTTCAAAATAAGTAAATGTTTCCTCCTCTACTTCTTTTAAGTAGTTAATATAATCAAATAAAAACTTTTGATCAAGATCAAAGGCATCTGTTGCTAGGCATAATCCGGAACCTTTATCCTCAAATTTAAAATCTTTTCTTATCATATTAATGGTTTGATCTCGTTATATTAAATTGTTCTGAAAATTTATCATATCCCTTTTTCATTAGGTATTCCCTATAATCAGATACGATGTTTGGCATATAGAGATTGGTTGCATTCTTTGCTATTTCTGGATCCTTAAGAGGATCAACAACTGACTCACCGACTTCTTTATTTGGAGTTCCGTGACTATACCAGCCAAGATAAGAATATCTTTCACCTTCTTCAACTGGTTTAACCTCATGTGCTGCCATGAAATTAGATGGAAACATCAATAGGTCTCCCCTCTTTGGCTTTACATCTATATCTAAATAATTAAAATAATGATGACCACCAGTAAAATTATTTCCGTTTAATTCCTCTGCGCTGTCAACACATGATGTGATATAGAAAACGTTGCTTATGGTATTTCTAGTAGCTAATTGATCCTTTGGTGTCCAAACGTCATATATATAATCTGCACTTACGTCTGAATGACTGCCTAAATAAACGTTTTGTTTATATTGGACTATATGACCTTTGACTTTCCACCAAACACACTTGAAAGCTAATGGAAACAACTCAAAATACTTTAATAGGTATTTATCTTTTGATTCTTCTACAAAATCAAATATTTCTTTTACCTTTTCGTCACTATATCTATGGATAGCTGATCCTCTGCCAGGCATCGCGTCTATACTATCTTTCCCAAAGAAGTAACCACTTTTGTTTAAGTAAATTTCTTCACCAGTTTCTGGATCTATAGCTGGCGTATACATTTCTGCTTTTTCTTTATTAATTGCACTTCTGCTAAATTCCGTAATATAGTCCCAATCTATATCTATAGCTGATTCGAAAAGAACCACTCCGCCACCTAAATGTTTTGCATCTACGTCATTAAATTTCATGGCTTGCCTCTTTCACTGTATTTGCACTATTATACACTCTGTTCGTAGCTCTTAGTAAATTGTCTACTTTTTCTTTTTCTAAATTGTAAAATTTGGTGTTAACAAAATTTATGTAGTCTTTAATTATATTTGGCATCCAGATCTGCCCTTGAGAACCTACTGGGATTTCGCCATGTGTTATATTAATTCCTCTTTCTAGATGAGGAGAACCATGGGAAAAGTAACCAATGTATGCGTAACGATTTCCGTCATGACAATATGATATTTCATGTGAGCCTAAATAGTTTGATGGAAACATCAGCATGTCCCCAGTTTTTGGCTTATACTTTATATTTGCATATGGGAAATGTATTTCTCCACCAGTATATTCATATTCCCCAATATCATTTGCGTCTTCAACAGAGTCATTAAGATAGATGATTACGCCAACTACGCTTCTTGTTGCAACCTGAAGGTCTGGCTCAAAACCAGGTTGATAATTCACATCGTTATCACTATGCAACCCCATTGCACTTCCTGGCCCATAAGCTAATATGTGACCTTGCGTTCTCCACCATAGACTAGTTACAATCATTGGGAAAAGAGTAGCGTAACTTAAAACACCTTCGTAAAAGCTTTTTTCGCACGTATCAAAAAAATCAATTATATCTAAACCAGTATTTTCGTCTACAAAGTTCATAATATGGCTTGAACTTTTATATATATCTTCTATGGCATACCTGTGGCCACTTCGATTTATGGCGTAGATTGGATTACTTTTTTCATCGTAGATAATTTGGTAATCTTCTTTTACCGCTTTTTCTTTTAGGGATGCAATATAGGGAAGGATTAAATCTTGATTTACTTCAACTGCATTTTCAAAAAGAACAACGCCAGTTCCTAGATGCTTTGGTTCAGGCAGTGTATACATGCTTAAATCGCAACTGGATCAGTACCGCATGGGCCTTCTGGAAGATCGGTATCAGAATTAACGGTGGATTTAACTTCCTCTTTAACCTCTACTGCCTCATGGGTAGTGTTATATTGAGCAACGTTTCTGCCTTGATAAACTGGATTCCAACCAAGTTCTACTTTGTATTTTTCTGGATCTGAGTAAATCGAATACGGCGACTTGCAATATCTTTCGTAGTCATCATAGATATTATTAAGCCACACTGCTGGACACCACTCAAAGCTTCTATCTGGTTCACTTATCACCACTCCAGCTGGAATATCATCGCCACCTTGTCCAAAGAATGACAGATAAGAATATCTTACACCCTTGCCCATTCTTTCAACATCGTGAGATGCCACAAAATTTGTTGGAAAAAATATAATATCTCCTCTTTGTGGTTTATAAGAAACCCCTAGATGGACAAAGCGAAGATGTCCACCAGTAAAATTTCTTCCATCTAATTCTTCCTCAGAATCAACGCAATCATTGAGATACAATAATGATCCGCATGTCTGCCTTGATGCAACCATACCTCTTGGCATATACCTTACGCCACCAGTTACCTTATAGTTGGTATCATTGTCAGCATGGCAACCAAGAATCCCACCATCTCCATACCTTAAAACATGACCCCTATTTTTCCACCAAATGCTACCAATCATCAATGGATAATTGTCGATATATTTAATTAAACATTTGTAGTTTTGTTCTTCTAAGTAAACAAAAAAGTTTTTGACTGCTTCTGGGGTCTCATCGGTAACTGGATGCAAAAGTCTTACCGGAGTTGCCGGAACATCTTCAAGCCTATATCTAAAACCGTCTTCATTAATCCCATATTCTACACCGTCTTCAGCGGTGATATAGGTCCATCTATTTTCATGCGCTTTTTGTGATCTAGAGTCTATATAATCTAATACTAATTTTTGATCTATATCAAAAGCGTTTCTAAAAACCACAATTCCTGGAGCCAATACTTCCATTTCTATTTCAGAAATCTCTTTAAGTTCTGCTTCACCAATAATTGGGGTAACTGGAAATGGAATACTATTTATAAACTTGTCTACTGATTGATTTTCCATGATCACCCTAACATCTCATCAATTGCTTCTCGGATAGTCCATCCTGCGCCCATGACTCTTGGTATCTCGTCTAATGGCATATCTTGCCAATTAAATCTAGCTACCATTATTCCGTCTCTACTAACCAAAAACTTCTCATACCCATGAGATATTCTAGCAATAGCTTGTCCTGCAAGGTTTTGATTTTCAATTGCCCTATCACTTTGATCTGCGCTAAAATCAGAATAGTTTCTTTTCTCGTTTCCCTTTAGGGCTGAAAATAAAGGATGTTCATTTTTTCCATTAACGTCTACTTTTTGAAAAAAGGGAAAAGTTACAAATGGATAGTGCTCTTTAATAAATTCTATTATTTCCTCATTTGTACCTGGCTCCATTTGAGCAAACTGATTATTTGGAAATGCTAAGACTGAAAAACCTCTATCTTTAAATTCATCATGAACCTGCTGAAGCTGCCACAGTTGACGACATGTTCTAGCATACGACCAAACTTTAGAGCACTTGGGTTCATAGCCCCCTGCTTTTGTTGACACGTTTACAATAAGAGTTAACTTACCGTTAAATGTAGATAAATAGTTTTTTTGACCATCTATCGATGTAGCTTCAATATTATAGATTGACATTTTTAATACCCCTAATAGCAACTTTCATATATTCATCTATCATAAGCGTTCCAGAAAACTCATTGTCCTCTATCGCTACATCAACACTTAACTTGGCTTTAATCGGAGTGTCAACAGATGCAAAAAAGGTAAGTACGTTTTCATTTACGACTCCATTGTCAAAATCAAATGATCCTCTCTCTCCATCTATTGTTCCAGTAATAAACGGATTGATCGCCTTAATCGAGGCTAGTGCTTTAGACTCGCCAAATGGTGTATCTACAATTACATCCCAATTTCCAATTATATTCAAATTCTCAGCCATAGATATAATTATATCACAGATGATTATCTAGCGTATGCCGACCAATCCTGAGTTTGCGTATGGGTAGGATGCTTTGGGGAAAAGTTTGCACTTACGACAACTCTATCTTCATTCAAGTTATTGTGCCTATTTGTCATATGGGGTATAAAGGAATTGAAAATAATTAATAACCCCTCTTCTGTTGGTACAGAAACCAAACTTTCCATTGTGTTACATGCGGTTATACTGAATTGAATATCGGCGCTTCCGTCTGGGGCATTTGCGTAATAGGCGATGGAATAGTATTCGTTTGGGTAAAGGTGTTTATTTGACTTATGGGAATGATAACCAACGGATTGGCCATACCCTAAGGTTAGGGTCCATATGTCATTTAATAGCATTTCTCTACCAGTAGCTATACTTACTTCATTTTGAAGTGCGGTAATAAGCTTTTCTGACTCTATTGCGCCAAAAGGATATGTCTGATCTTCAAAGTAAGAATGGTTTTTATCTTCGATAAAAGAAATGTCAACTTTTTTAGAATAAGTTTTTATTTCTTCGTATAGCTTATTGTTATCTATATAATTTAATTTTTTTTTATAAATACCAATGTTTAAAAGCGATTGGAATTCAAAATCACTCATAATAAAACTCACCAGTTTCTAATGCCGAAGGCGGGCTATCCTTATGCCAAACGTTAACAATCATAACTCTTCTAATTCCAGAAATTGGAGGAGTGGTATTATGGACCGTATGACCGGCATCGAAAATTATCAACCTATTCGGCTTGCAGGCTATTCTTTCGCGTTCTTCAATTGAAGAAATATTATTCTTAATATTTTCTGACTCTAAAGCGTTCTTAGTATTTTCTTTAATTGCATTAGGGTGTAACTCCAGGAATCCACCTACAACGTCATTTGTATGAGGATAATACACGCAACCTATTACTGGACCACGAAAAACTTTTTCTTTTGCGTAAAGGAATGTGTCTTCGTCAACATGCGTATCTAGATATTGACCTGGATTAAATGTTCTAGTCCAATACTCAAAACCACAAACATCTTCTTTATCAATAGGAAGATTATCTTCCCAAATAGATTTGATTATTTTTTTAGCGAGTGTATTTGCTTCTGATTTCCACCAACCATCCCAAAACATATATGGAGCAAAACAGCTAGCTTGCTCATCGTGATATGAGTTTAGTTCGGTAGCAATTCTCAACTCTGAACCCATTGATTCAGGGAATAAATTTTTAGATAGCTCAATTTGCTTTAACAGCTCAGAATCTTTTATATACCCATCAACTACTATCATAATAGTATTATACTATAGTTTTACGACTATTGTTGTTCCTAAACTAGTGTAATCATGAGATACCGATACATTTTCTAAACGCTTTAAATGCTGGTTTATTTCAAAATAAGGAGAATACTGCGCGTCAGTCTCATACAAGTTTCCATTATCGTTAGCCCAAGTGACCAACATAACTCCATTCTCGCTTAGCATGTTGAAATATGATAAGACTAGTGACGGATCATGAATTATGTCGTATGAGTTTACTGATATAAAATCAAATGGGCCAGCTTCTGAAGCTTCAGCCTGTTGTCTAGATATAACTTGATAATTCCACTCTTCAATTTCTTCTTCACTTAAAATGACTCTTTCAAGAAGATCTAATTGAAAATTATTTACCAAAGTAAGATCTGATCTACTTGCCACAGTTTCAGCAAAGGCTATACTAAATGCTGGAGCTGTTAATAAAGACTTGGTTGGTTTCTTAACAAGGAAAATATTTTCTTGCGGATTGTCCCCATATCTAAAACCATCTGTGCTTCTGTGCACAGAATCTTCTCTACCAAAAATATCAAAATACCAAATAAATACATCTCCACCTACTGCTATCTTCCTCTTGTCTAAGGAGACAGTATCTAGATATTCCCTTACTTTAGCGTAGGTATCGAATTCGCGTTGATTTACACTAGCATTAGATTTATAGGGTTTTAATAAATCATTAACTCTAGAAAAGAAAATTTTTTCACTGCTCATATTAGATGGCTCCTAATGCTAATTGGCGCATCCACCAAAATCTTCTAATAGTAGATATGGTTAATACTCTTTGGTTTCTTAAAATTCCAATTGCAGGCTCATCTTTGTATAGGTCTTGATCGCCAACGCTATCATCCCTATCTCTTACGTAAACTCTATGAGCTTTAACATCATGAGTAATCAAATTAAACTCTCTTGCCTTAGTGATGATTTCGTCAATAGACAAAGTATCCATATCCTCAGCTGCCAAACCAATTATATTTAATTGAAAAGCTAATACTGATTCTATGTAGTTAAGGTCTTGTTCTGCGTTGTAGCTCATAATTAATCTTCTTCGTCCTCATCAATAGAAAATCCTTTAAAAGATCTTTCTTTTTTTATTTTATTCAAGGTAAGAATGTTGCATTCAAACTCGATCCCACTTGGATACACGTACGTCTTAGATGTGTTAGAAAAGTATGGCACTGCGTTGTCATCTTTTTCCGTATCCATATCATGAGGCTTTATCGAGCTCATTATAAACTACCTTAACAGATTTAAAGAAGTTATTTGATTAAATAAGGATTGAAATGTTGCCATAGTTGGCTCACCCAAAGGAAGCAGTACTGCAGAAGCTGCAATTAACTCATCCAAGGTGGATACCTCTAATGCTTCTTCTGGATCGATGGCGCATAATGTTGCAAGCATGTAAATAGAGCTCTCTAAATACTTTTCTGCTTTTGCTTTAATTTCATTTTTCTCTAAAGTGGTCAATGACATTTTTTTCTCCTAAATTACAGCTCTGCTATTTTAGCATTTATAACACCAAGACGAGAAATTATCATATCTATATGTTGTTTTATTTTAAAATCTGGACTAGCAATTTCTTCTTCGGTCATAGCATCTTCGTCAAATTCAAACGTGGTTAAATCAAAAGTATCTGGATCAAGACCTAATCTAATAACAGTCTTATAGAGATCTCTTTCGAATTCTACTTTTGCTGCGTTTAATGCAATTTGCTTTTCATCTCTTGATACTGATAGATATCCCATTTTTCCTCTTTTTATTTATTATGATAATTCTACTATTTTTGCGTTCACTGTTTCAAGGCGTGCTTTAGCTACTGTAACAGCATTTTTTGTGTGATATTCAGGATCTTCGTCTGGCTTGGATGAAGAAGCATTAAAGCTCCAACTGTTCAATGCGTAGGTATCTGGATCGTGACCCAGTTTTGATAAATGCTTATACAACTCTTCTTCAATTTCTTTTTTAACAAGTTGTAAAATCTTTATTTTTTCTTTTTTTTCAATAATTGAAAAGTTTGCCATTGCGCCTCACTTTAACATTTTCTATATACAGATAGTAACTACATTGCTGGATTATTTAACCTTAAAAGGCCTGAGTTTGCAGGTCCAATTCTTTCACCCTTTTCGTCTAATCCAGTCTTAATCCCCTTCATCCACGTCCAAGGCTCGTCTCTATTTTTTTTCATTTTAGCGTCACCATAGGCTTGACGAGCCACCATTAAAGATGGTTTATCCCAAATATTGTCTACCTTAAATTCAACTGACTCAAGAAGATCACTTTTAAATATATTAAAAAACATAAATGGAGTCCCTGCTGGAAATGTTACTGGTTCACCAACTTTGGTAATCATCCAGTTCATTTGAAATTCATCAGGCCACCAACTAGAAGGTATTACAGCTGATAAAGGAGATGCCCCATCTATAAAGTAATTAGGCGATCCACTAATCCAAGTTTCGTAGCCTTCTTCTGTCCCAAATGCCCAACCAACAGAAAAGGAAACCATCCCAATAATTCCACCATAAACAAGTGTTCTACCCATATATTCTTCGCCACTAAGTATTTTTACATTTGTGTTTCCACCATCCCATTGAACTACAACATCATGAGGAAGTATAAGCTCCCAGCCGTGCACATTAGCAGTAGTTACCGGCAGGCATTGATAAGCGTGCTTCTTGTAGGTGTTATCCATCCAGTCTCTTTTCAGCCTTGACTGAATAATCTGTGGCGGATTCTGATGAGTCTTGGTTAACGTTACTTTTGTCATATGTTAAATTTTATCGTCCAGCAGCACCTCTATTGCTGCTTTAATATTAATTAGAGCCTGCTGCGAATCAGTATTTCTTTCTCCAGCGTTAAAAGCTAGATCTAACAAATCTGAGTTGCAGAAACGAAACATCTTTTTTCCGTCTCTACCTATTATAAATTTTTCAAAATTACCCTGAACTGGATCCTTGTTTTCTTGAACCATCTTATAGAAAGGATGTTGCTCTATGCCAGCTTTTGGCTCTGCAGCAATCCCAGCCAACTCACTAAATGGAAGATCTGTCTTATACAGTTCTTTCATATGGCTTCGCATGTGATGCGGACTTGCGTTCGACTCTTTGAAAGCGCCGTACGCATCTTCGCAAAAATCTGTACTTGGAACAGCTAACACCTCGAAGCCCAGATCCTTGTACTCTTTATACAGATCTTCGATAATTGGATACTGAGCAGAATTAGCACATTCTCCAGTTACATTAACAATCATCGTTACCTTACCCTTATTTTTGGCTAAAACATTTTCTTCACCATCCAATGATGACAATGGAATATCGTATACTGAGACTTCAAGAGTTTCAAGAGTTGGTATTTCTTTTTTATCAAACATATTTCATCCTATGCTGGTTGTGGATAAGTGAGAGGTTGGTTAGTTCCCTTTGATATACCTTTGTCTGGATCAGCTTTTGATCCATCTGCTCCATAGCCTATGCCATGTTTGTGGTTATTATCATTATAGTCAAACATAGTAACTGCTGAATATTTGGTGCCACTTGTTACCTTTAGTGAAGCGTGGGCATAGATAAACGTGGAGGGAAACAATATAATATCTCCCGCTTGTGGCTTAAAGCTAATGTTTAAATAAGGAAACCATAGTTCCCCACCTTCGTAATCATCGTTTAGGTAGATAACCGATGATACCGTACATGTATAAGAGAATCCATGATCTGCGTGAACAGCAAAATGTTGGCCAGGCTTATATCTAACAAAGTTAATTGCTTCCATGTAATCCATTTTAAAATTATACATAGACTCATAGTGGGTAAGGCACTTCTTAAGATTTGCTTCTACATCCTCGTAGCACTTCTTAACTTCTTCAAATTCCGGAGTCAGGTACTGCCAATGCGCTGGGCTCATCTTAAGATCTACACAATCTCTATACTCTGGCATTTTTTCATTGTAGCCTACCATAGCTTCTGACCATTTGAATAGATTGTGCTCACTTTTTCCAATAGTTGCTTCTAATCTTTCTGGAATGTTAAGCTCTCTTGGAATAGCATTTCTATACAAAAAGATACCAAATTTTCTATTATCTTCTACGTTGCTGCAAGACCCTACATGAAAAAATTCCATTTGCGTTTTCCTTCAATGAATAAATTGTTTAGTGATATACTATATCATATAGAGAAAGACCAAGGAGTGCAACGTGGATTTCCAATCATCTGAAAAGTCTTTAATTGAGCCAGGTTATTTTGGGTCTTCAAAAGAAAACATTCTTATATTAGAGAATTTTATTGAACTAGATGACTTAAGAAAAATACAAAAATTTCTTCCAACAATAAATGAATGGATGGATGCTGGAGAAAACCAATACTCAGAAGATGGAACTTGCACGTATGATGCTTCTTACTGGCAAAATAGACAATGTAGTTGTGACATTCTTAAAAGAATAAATATAGAAATGTACGAGCTAGTTGATAAATATATTTTAAAGATGAAGTCTTGTCTTGAGGATAAGTTTCAAGTTAAACTTCATCCTAGACCGCCAGTTATAATAAGATGGTTTCCAGGTTTGGAACAACAGCCGCATGCTGATAAGCAACTCAATGATGGTTCACCAAACCCTTTCCCTACCTATGATCTAAATTCATTAATTTATTACAATGATGATTTTGAAGGGGGAGAACTTTATTACCCGCAACATGACATTGTAGTTAGACCAAAACCTGGTTTAGCAGTTGCGCACCCTGGAGATATTAATTATCTTCATGGAGTTAAAAAAGTCATAAGCGGGGAAAGATTTACTACACCATCTTTTTACACTATTACAGAATTAAACTGACCCAATATCTTTTAGAGGATTTTGTTTTGGATAAGGTTTATATTTTTAAAAATATTTTAGATCAAAAAGATCTAGAGCAGATTATACTGCAATTGAAAAGCACTCCAGTTACAATTGATAAATCTGGATACTCTCCGTTTGGAGTATACACTGAAAATAACAATCCTATCTTACCTCAAATACTTAGCAAGTATTATGATAGGTTGAAAAAAATTATTGAAACTTCTTTTGATTGTAAAGTTCACGATGAGGGATTAAACAGCATTGTTGAGATGATCGTTGGTGATTCAATGCCAGTTCACCTAGACCACGGATCTGCCTTAGATCAAAGTGTTGGATTTAAGACTGGAGCTGGACATCCATCTAGGGATATTAGTTCAGTTCTTTATTATAATGATGACTATGAAGGCGGAGAAATTTGTTTTCCTAAACAAGATTTACTCATTAAGCCAGAACCTGGAATGTTTATTTGCTTTCCTGCTAAAGATGAATTTCCTCATCAAGTTAAAGAAGTAAAGAGCGGATATCGTTGGTGCTCAAGTAATTTTTGGTGTTTAGCTAGTTAATAAATTTTATATCATTTACCTTTAAGCTATTGGTGTTGAACTGCTCTAATTAGGTATAGAGAAAACCTTCACCCTCAACCCAATCATTATCATTATTGTAAATCTTTGGGATACCAGAACGTGAAGGTTCTCTCTTTGGATGAAACTTATCAGTATAATCCCACCATGTTCCTATCGAATATCTTATACCAGATGTAACCAAATTAACTTTGTGCGCGTGCATGAACGATGATGGAAACATTACAATATCTCCAGCGTCTGGTTTAAACTCTAAATCTAAGAGTGGAAAACCTAGTTCCCCGCCTTCATAGTCATCATTTAAATAAGCTACCGCCGATACTACGGAAGAGTAACTTGAACCAGCGTCTACGTGGCTCACGAAATGGTGACCCTCTCCGTATTTAATAAAGGTTAATCCTTCTTTAAAAGAAAGTTTTAAATTATATATATCTTTATAATGATTAATGGCATTAATAAATCCGTGATCAATTTCTTCATAACAGTTTTTAATTTCTTCAAACTCTGGCGTTAAAAACTTCCAATAATCTGGATGTATTTTAAAATCAAAACATTTTCTATAATCAGAAAGATCTTTTCCCATTGGATTAATTGAATCTGTCCATTTAAATAATTCGTCAGAACTATTACCTAATGCTAATTCTAATCTTTGTATTATACTTTTTCCATTTGGGATTGCATTTTTATAGACGTGTACTCCGTGCGTAGGATTAGTAAATTCCATAATTAATTATTTACCCTTTTGCTTTACTACAAAACTTTCTTTTCTTTTAATAATATACTTAATTGATACAAAGTTAGTGTAAAGCATTGGCGCTATCGGAATCCAATATAGTAAAAACCATTTTGTGACATCAGATGGATATAACACCCATTTAACTATTGAATAAATAAAGAACGCAGGAAAAGGTATAGCATAGCTTAATACGGCAGGTATCCTTAACCACTCTATAGTGTAATATGTTTTTAAAGTATTATATATCATATAAGGAACAGTTACGCTAACAGCAAATAGCATCATTACAAGCATCTGTGCTGGTTTATTTTGATTAAAATCAACTGCCAGAGAAAGCACACTAAAGAATATTACCCCGTAGTGATGATATGCAATGTCTTTTCTAAGGTAGTATTTTTTAGCTTTAATTAAACTTAGTATTTCTACCGCTAGAAGATTCATTGTAAGTGATCTCATGGGTATATTAGGATAATTTCCATGTCTAATATCAGTTATATAATAATAAGTTAATCCTATTACCGCAATGGCGCACTGTATAGTTTTAACTAAGTTAGAGCAGGCGCTAGTTTCTCCAAAATGCTTTTTACCATCTGGTCTAAGTATAGACAAAAATTTTTCATTACTGTATAAATTATTTGCAATAATAAAAGTGAGTAGAAAAAAAAATACTGGAACAATATTTTCCGACACAAAAGGATTTATAAACATTCTCTAAATCTCCACAATAATAACTAAACCATATTCGCCACTACCATCTTACCACACCAGAGGTTAAGATTATTTAAACGATGGTGGGAAGAACGGTGGGAAGAACGGCGGGAAGAATGGTGGGAAGAAAGGTGGGAAAAATGGTGGAAAGAACGGTGGGAAATAAGGTGGGAAAAATGGAGGGAAAAATGGAGGGAAAAATGGTGGAAAATATGGCGGGAAGTAAGGCGGAAAGTAAGGTGGAAAATATGGAGGAAAGAAGGGAGCGTGTCTTTCGTAGGTTATAGCGCTTCCCATTGGGGCAACTGATGTGTCCGTTAATGCTGTTTTAACTTTATTTAAGTCTGCCGCAACTGCCGTTGCAGTATCGATAGGTGTACCGACAACAAACCCTGCTGAAGTTATAGTGGTGTTAGCTGTAGAATCAGCTGTTCCGCGCAGCTACAGTAGGCTTAGCCTTTTTTCTTTTAGACTTTGGACCTTCACTATTATTTATAGCCATATTATGCGCTCAAATCTCCTAGGGCTACCCAAGTATTAGCAGCTCTCTTTATAAGTGTAGCAGATGACCAAGTTGTACGCAACTTAAGTCCTGGAGTTCCGTTTACGGTAACACCGGCAGCACCTGCGACTGTAATCTGACCTGCGCCTGTTTGCAAGACTGTTACAGTAGCACCAGTAGCCATGTTCACCGTGTTATCAGCTGGAATAGTCAGCGTAGTGGCTGAGGCGTTAGATATTTCTACCATCTTATTTTTATCTGTTAATACCAAAGTATAGCTTGCAGTTTGCTGATTTAATGTTGTATCAGCTATCTTGTTTTGGTCAATTGCTGCTGATGTTGATATGTCGGCGTTAACAATTGACGTAGCTAAATTTAACTTAGAATAAGCAATTGCTGCGGTGGTTGCAATATCGGCATTTAATACCGAGTTGCTGAGCGATAACTTGGAGTAAGCAATTGCTGCTGCTGTATTAATGTCTGCGTTAACGATTGAGTTTGCGGTAATTGAAGTTACACCAGCATCAGAAATTGTTACGTCACCAGTTTCAGCAACAGAAGTAGGAACTCCAGAAGCATTATACACAATAATGTTTCCAGCAGTGCTTGTAGCAAGTTTTGATAGTTCAATTCCTGCCGAAGCACTGATATCTGCATTGACAATCGTTGAATTAGCAATCATCGTACTTGTGACCGTGCCAGTGTCACCAGTGGTAACTGCAGTTCCCGTAGTTGCTGGAAGTGTGATTGTAGTAGTTCCAGCAGTAGCGTTTGCTACTAATAGAATTGTTCCAGATGTTGAACCGTTAAATGTCGCACCACCCGAAGAAATAATAGGTGTTGTCAATGTAGGGCTTGTGCCAAATGATGTTAGCGAAGAACCAGTAATCCCAGAACCAAGTGTTGTTCCAGAAAGAACTGTTGTATTGTTAATCTTATAGACTTTACCAGATACCAAATTTAGATGCTCTGATGAAGTCCATGCCGTTGATGCCTCATACCAATAGAATGTTTTATCGGTTGCACCATGAAGAAGAATTCCACCACCATCTGCAGTTGTATTTGTTTGGACTGCCAAGTTAGCCATTTGGATATTTTTGTCTGCAACAACAAGAGTGTTGGCATTAATTATTGTATTTGCTCCGTTAACCGTTAAGCTTCCACCGACTACTACGTTTCCATTTAATGTAGTGTTACCAGCTGTATTTCCTATGGCTAAAGTTGTTGCTGAGCCAGCGAAGTTTAGCGTAGTAACGTTTGTGTTAACAAGGTTGAACGTTGCGCTTGATGTTGTTATGGAAGTATTAATATTAGGACTTGTATTTAATACAACTAAACCAGTTCCACTTTCATCTGTTAATGCCGCAGCAAAGTTTGCTGAAGAAGGAGTTGTTAAGAAGGTTGCGATACCAGTTGCTAAACCAGATACACCAGTAGAGATAGGAAGACCTGTAGCGCTAGTTAAGGTTGCAAACGATGGAATTCCAATATTTGGTGTAACTAATACTGGTGAGTTAGAAAATACTAAGTTTCCAGTTCCTGTTTCATCGGAAACAGAGGTTGCCATTTGAGCAGAGGTGATACTTCCTGTAGCTGTACCGTATAGAGTTCCAGTTGTTGGAAGAGTTACTGTAGTATTTGCTGTTGTTGTAACGGTTGTATTAAATGCTCCAGAAGTTATAAAAGAGCTTCCATTTGCCAATGTTAATGTAGCTGAAGTTGCTGGAGCTGTAATTGTAACTTTATTAACACTTGTTGCTGTTGCTACGCCTATGTTTGGAGTGGTGAGTGTTTTATTGGCCAAAGTTTGAGCGGTTGTTAAATCTGCAGTCACTGCTGTATTTATGCTTATAGTTGCAGTAGAACCTTCACCTTGTGTATGGCTTACGGTTATCCCAGTGCCACCTGAAACATCCAGCATGTAGCTGCCTGTTGTATCGGTTCCAAGTGCTACTGAATTAGCAGCGATTGTAGCAGTGAGTGTTGCGTTACCTAAGCTTGTAAGTGTAGCGCTTCCTGACAAGTCTCCACCAAGTGTAATTACTGGCGAAAATGTACCCCACTCAACTCCAGTAGGCGTAGATGAGTTTGCCTTAAGTATAGTACCATTGCTACCAATTCCAATTCTAGCTGGAGTATTGTCTGCAGTAGCGACAATGATATCTCCCTTGGCATCGACGAGAGATTTCAAAATTGCATTGTTTCCAGCGTCTAAAACACCCTGGACTATTGCGTTATTGACAAATTGAGTAGTAGCAATTTGGGTATTACTTGTTCCATTAGCTGCCGTAGTAGATGTCGGCACACCGGTTAAAGCTGGGCTAGCTAAAGTAGCATAACCAGCAAACGATACAGATGATGTTTCGGTTCCAGTTATTCTTCCATACGAGTCAACAGTGTGACCACTGATGAATGACGTTGTGTTTCCACCAGCTGTATTTGTTTGAGTAACAGTAGCTAAATCAATACTATTAGCGTTAACAACTATTCTATTCACAGATGCCGTTACAACATCCACGACATTACCCGTAGCTACCATTCCTGCTCCAGCTGTAAAAGTCGCAGTTCCAGTAAATTGAGTGTAGGTTAAACTGTCAGTTCCAAAAACTATTGCTCCGCCAGTTCCAGTTCCAGCTGAGGTTAATGTAAATGCCTGACCAGCATTGTTTGAGCCACCAACAATATAAACTGCGTCTCCGGCTTTTACTTGACCAGCAATGCTATTATCTGTATCTGAACGTCTTGTTAAAACAAATGGCGCAGATCCGTCAACACCTTGAGCAGTAATATAATAAATACCATTTTGTTTTGCATCAGCTTGATTTTTAACAAGTATAGATTTACCAGTTGTTTGCGCAGAACCGTCTACTGTAAGACGACCATTTGAATCACCAGTTAAGGTTGCTCCAACTCCAAGAGTTCCATTTGCATATGTACATGCTGGGAGAGCCGCTGCGGTTGCAAAGTCTGCAGCTGCATGCCAGTTCATGCCAGAAGCTACAGTGTCAACATAAGCTCTTGTGGCTAAATCTGTTGAACTTGTTCCTGCGTTAGCCGCAACAACAGAAGTAACGTTTAATGTTCCAGTTGAGGTTATATTACCAACTACTGTACCAGAAGAATCTTTTAATTGAACTAAAGGCGCTGTGGCATTAGCGGCTGCTTTAATTACAAAAGCTTCATCATAAACTGTAATTTCAGGGGCGGTTTCAATTCTTAAACGGGCCATATCTCTCCTAGTGTGAGACTTTAAACAACTAGGAATATAGTAATAGGCAAACTATGAAATTATTGGGTTATTCTCTTTAAAAACTCAAGCATCTTGCCAGTGTACTTAATGCGTCCAAAGTGGGTTAAATTAATAGTTGGATCAACCCAAATTTTCCCAGCCATTTTTTGCCAATATCTACAGAATCCATAGTCTTCAGATAAGAATCTGCCATCGTCATCTACGTAGGAATTAAACAGAGCGTAAGAGTTTTCTCTTTCTGCACCAGACAAAGCTCCTGTATCATCATTATATTTTAATTTTTTATACTTTTTAAACATCTTATCAAATACTTGACGCTTAATTAGCATAAAGCCAGTTCCAGCTTCATAGCATTCGATTGCGCCGTTTTCGATATTTAATTGATTTTCTCCAGGCTTAGTCATATGCACTACATACCTAGTTGCATATTCCATCAGGTCAGTTGCTGGCAGATCTGCCTGAGCTCCCTCTTTTACCTTATCCCAGCTTATTTCCTTAATTGGATAGGAAGCTGTCATAACATCTTTATCGTGCCAAAGCATTTTGAGGACAGCTTCTTTATCGAATTGGAGGTCTACGTCAATAAATATCAAATGAGTATATTCTGGATTGCCCATAAACTTGGCAACGAGATTGTTTCTTGCGCGGTTAATCAAAGAATCTGATATAGTGCAAACTGAATACTTTAAACCAATTTCTTTAAAATAAAGAGCTGTTTGCAAAAAGCTCATCATAAAGGGCTCAGTTACGTGAGAGTCGTAACATGGAAGGGCAAAGAAAATGTGCCAGTTCTCAAGCTGTTCTTTTGAAATTGTTATATTAATCGGTTGTTCTTCTACAGGCATAAGAAAATGTTAGCCTAAAAATAGCTATTTGTCAAATTTAAGCTATTTGAGTAGCGGTAACAATTACTGATGGAGTTGCTGGTCTTGTAGGACTTGTTTGCGCTGCAGTTGTAACAAGTCTCATATTTACGTCTGGAGACTGCCACATTAGCTCCATATATTGTCCAGCAGTAACTGAAACTATAAAATTCCAAGCAGCCAAATATTTACCGTTATTTCCTAACACGGTAATTTGAGTATTTGAATTGGTAATTGGAGTTCCGTTTTTGGCAAACCATATATTCACAAGACCATCAGCATTGTCTGTCTTATCTAGCTGGGCACTGAATTGGATATTATATGTGCCTGCATTTGCAAATGTTATTCTTGAACCAGAGGTAATAGAAATTCCATTAGTTTCTGTAGCCGTATTACTTAACTGCATTGCGTAGGCAACGCTTGCGTTTGTGGCGTTTTGCGTTGTCATGTCATAAAAAGAACCATAGTATTTTGGCGCTGCTGTTGTCTGAACGGTATTGTCATTGAACGTTAAATTAGTCACTCTAACGTTTGCCAATTGAGCTTGAACAATGCCGTCAATATTAAATACACCATTAGCAACGGTTACCGCAGCTGTGTTAGAAGTTACTGAGTCTGTAATGTATAACGTTCCGCCGCCAATTGCAATACTCTTCCAACGTAATGCGTTAGTTCCTAATTCATAAACGTTGTCTATAGCTGGAGTTAAATCCCCATCAAACAAACCAACTTCAGAGTTGAAAAACTTACTTCCACCTAATTCTGTGTAAACTCCAATTTTTCTAGAGTTTGCAGTTGGGGGAGAAGAAAAAATAACTTTTGCCGTATTTGCAGTTGTTGCTTCCCATCTTACTGAAACAAATTCATACGGACTAGCTACTGTTCTACACGTTAGGCCTATATCTCTAGTGTTTAAATTATGGGTTATTGTAAATTCATTATTGGTTCCATCGCCAATAGTTTCAATGTAAGAGTTATCTAAATCTAGTAAAAATACAGAAGCCAACAATGATGCGGTATCTGGAGCGGTTGAAAAATCTAACGTTACTGAATCTAAGCTAGTTGCGTAACTTAGGACTTCAACTACTTCAAATGGAGAATCTACACTTCTTATAACCGGAACTACGTTTCTAGAACCTAAACCATGATTTACTACTATTGTTGAATTTGATCCATCCCCTATTACAGTTGAATAAAATTCCTTTGTGCCTGGACCTTTAATTACTACTCGTTTAGAGTTTAGGTTTGGTGTGGATTCAAAATCTATAGTGATACTGTTTGCCGTTGTAGCTTCCCAGCGAACATCTACAACATCGTATGGGCTAACACTTTCTCGAACTATTACATTTACATCTTTAGTTCCAAGATTGTGATTAACAACAAAAAGTCGATTAGTGCCATCGCCTATTGTTTCTTCATAAGAAATACTTTGAACACCAGTTGCATCTGATGCAGGGACAAACTTAGTTCCATTAAATTTAAGAACTTGATTTAATGAAGCGCCAGTTGGATCTATTTCTATGGAATCTACTGTTAAGGTGGTAGTTTGAATATTGCCAACATTAATCGTTGAAGGAAGCGAAAGAGTGTAAGCACCTGTTGTGGTGTTGGCCGTTACTGTTACCTGACTAGTTGTTCCACTAATTGAGGATATTAAAGCTGCTCCGAATTATGGAGTTTGAAGCGTTTTTATAAAACAACTTACCATCAGCATAGTTAATGGCGATTTCACCATCGGCCAAAGTCGTAGGCGCTTGTGAAGGCGTTGCTGATTTCTTAAGAGTAATTGTATTGGCCATTTTAATCCTTTAGACTATATGGGTATAGTAACAAGAATTTATTTTTAATTATATTAAATTTACCATTTACCAAGTGGACAGGAGGCAAATTTTAACTTTACCTTTAACTTCATAAAACAACCACATTCCTTGCATTGGTGAGTAACAGGAAGTAGTCTATCGCACTCTAAACATGTGTCGTATCTAGATACAGCTTCTTCATCCGTTACATGTGGTATGTTTGGATTTAAGATATCCCAAGGACGAGTGTCCCCTAATTTTTCTTTATAATTTTGTATTGGCTGACCTAATCTAGCCTTATATTCTTGCCATGGTGTCATAATTGAACATTATATCACGACTATGGTGTTGGCGCATCTGGATTATATCCAGAATTTTCTATAGGTGGCCAAGTTGCACCTATTTGCGGAACAATACCATCTGCTGGAAATCCATTTTCAAGTAGATAAATAGTTGGACTTGAGGAAAGGCATGCGACCTTTCTCTCATTAGCTGGATTTACAACTGTAATATCAGCTATTTCTCCATCGATTACAAATAAAAATGTTGGGTATCCAGTCATATCAGGGATTGGTATACTGCCTTCTGGAATGTTACTCATATTGTCTCCTATATAATTATTGCATTTTTGCTTTGTGATTATATACAACTATTCTAGCACGAAGCTACACCCATGCAGTACTGGAAGTCGGCGTATGTTGCAGGGCAATTGCAATTACAATCTCCGTAAGCAAAGTAGTATGCACCATAGAAAGTTCCAAAATATGTACACTGAGGAAGTGGTGAGGCGCAGTCAATAAAATCATATTTAAAGCATCCAGTGGATGCATTTACTGCTTGGCACGTATAACCAGCACATGGGTCTACGTACCCACATACTCCGTTTCTATATGCTTGATTATATCCACCACTTCCAGGGCATGTTTGAGAACAACCGCAATCGTAGTATTCATAAGATATAGTTCCCTCACAACTATAGCCAGCAAACGTACATCCGTCTGGCCATGGTGCAGGGTCGCATGAACAGAATGCTGGTGGGAAATATGGAGGGAAATAAGGTGGGAAAAATGGACTATATATCGTGTAGCCTATTGAAGTGCCTAATAAAGTAATAGCTGTATCAGTAAGTGATGTTGTTAGCTTATTTTCCAAAGCTGGATCATCGGTGTTACTGGTTGATACAGTTCCCACTGTAAAGCCTGCATTTGTAATTGTTGTATTAGCGTTAGAGGCGGTAGTACCGTGAACTTATAGTTGGCTTATTATTTTTTCTTGCTCCGACCTGCACTGCCTGCTGGAATTGTCATAAAATTAAACCTTTAAGTCGCCAACTGCCACCCAGGTAGTTGAATTTAATCTTATAAGTGTAGCAGATGACCACTGCGCACGCAAACGATATCCAGGAGTTCCATTTACTGTAATACCCGAACCGGTTATTGTCACTTCTCCAGTTCCAGCTCTTAACAGATCTATTCTGTCACCATCATTAAATGTAGCAGATGTCGAAACCGTTATAGTCATGTCCGAAGAGCTATTTGCTACTATTAATTTAGCGAGGTCAGTAGAAACTAAGGTATTGCTTGACGTAACTGTTCTTAGGGTGGAATTAAATCCACCTCTTGCAGCACCAGCTTGAAGATCTGTAGTGGTAATAGTATTCGATAAGTTTAATTTAGAATAATCAATTGCTGCTGCTGAATTTATATCTGCGTTTACTATTGAGTTAGACGCAATTGCCGTCACCCCAGTGTCTGATATAGTGACGTCGCCGGTCTCTGAAACCCAGGTAGGAATACCCGATGAGTTAGCAACGATAATTTGACCCGAAGTTCCTGCAGCCAACTTACTAAGTGAAATTCCTGCAGATGAATTAATATCTGCGTCAACAATTACGTTGGATGAAATTGCAGTTACGCCTGCATCTGATATGGTGATATCCCCAGTTTCTGAAACCCAAGTTGGAACTCCTGATGAGTTAGCAACTATGATTTGCCCTGAAGTTCCACTAGCTAACTTACTCAGCGCAATTGCCGCTGCTGAGTTAATATCAGCATTAACAATCGAGTTCGATGCAATTTGAACGTTACCAGTATTGGAGATTGTAACATCTCCAGAAATTTGAGTACCAGTTGCAACGCCAGTTGAGTTACCTAATAATACATAAGCCGATGTCAATGAGCTGCTTACTGCATCTGTTATTCCGTATCCAGATAGTGTTGTCGGATTTGTTCCACTGGTAACTCTACCGTATGCGTCAACAGTTACTGATTTATAAGTATTAGCTGAAACACCAGTTGTTGCAAGATCTATATTGTCTGCATTAACAACAATTCTAGAAGATGAAGCTGTTCCCACATCAAATTGATTACCAGTAGTACTTAAACCATTACCAGCTACTGAGGTTGATGCTCCAGTAAATTGAGTAAAAGTTATATTATCTGTTCCAATTACGATTGCACTATTAGTTCCAGTGCCGTATGCGTCCTGTATAAAACCTTTGCTTCCATTGGTGCTACCACCTGTTACAAATACTGCATCGCCTGGGACTATTGTTGCTGATGAACCAGAGTTATCAAAGTCTGTTGCGCGAATAATTTGCCAAGCAACCGTAGCGTTTCCAGTGGTTACTATTGTGTAAATACCATTTTGCTTGGCATCGGTTTGAGACTTAAGTAATATTCTATCTCCAGCTACTACAGATGCGCTGTCTATAGTTCCTATCGAACCAACTGTTGCTTTAGTTAAAGTGGCACCAACACCGCTTACGCCATTATCATAATTTCCAGCAAGGTCGCCTGAAGTAGCAGCCTTAACTGCTGCGTGCCAATTAATTCCAGAAGCAAAAGAATCTACGTAAGCCTTAGTTGCTATAACAGAAGTATTTACTGCAACTGTAGGAGTTGCAGCTTCTCCTGAATTATTAGTTAGCGTAATACCAGTTCCAGCTACAAGTGAAGAAATAAAGTCACCAGTTGTGTCAGTTCCCAAGGCTACAGAATTGGCTGCAATTGTTGCAGTAAGTGTAGCATTTCCTAAGTTGGTTAGAGTGGCACTACCAGTTAAGTCGCCAGCAAGTGTTATTGTGGGAGATGTTGACGAAGAGGCTTTATTGTTCAATTGTGTTTGAATTGCGGAAGTAACTCCATCTAAGTAGGAAATTTCTGTATTACTTACGTTCCCAATTGATGTTGTACTTGGAAGTGTTACGTTGCCCGTAAAAGTTGGACTTGCTAAATTTGATTTAAGATCTAAAGCTGTTTGTGTAGCCGTAGAAACTGGCTTGTTTGCGTCGCTAGTATTATCGACATTTCCCAAACCAACTGTTGATTTAGTTGGAGTAACAGCAACCCATGCAGTTCCATTCCACTTTAATATATCATCTGTTGACTTTGATGAAACGCTAACATCGCCAACGTCATCTAAATTATTTATTGTAGGAATAGATGAATTTACCCAAGTATTTCCATCAAACTTTAAAAACTGACCAGTTGCATTGCCGCTAATTATAACATCACCCATATCGGTTGTGATGTTAGCTTTTCGGTTTACCCATTTACTTCCGTTATATATTAAAGCATCGCCGCTAGTTACTGAACCAATCATTACGTCACCAGATAGGTTATCTAATCTTCCAGTTACCACCACAGATGTACTTTGAACTGATCCATAAATAGTGATATTCATTTCATCTGTAGCTGGTGGATTTGTAAAATTCACCGTTACGTGATTATTGGAAAATTCCCCTATGCTATTTGTTGTGCTCCATCTTGTTTCAATTACCTCATATGTGATATTGCTTCTTATTGTTACTACAACGTCTGCTGTTCCTAATCCATGAAAGAGAGTAAAGTCAGTGTCTGTATTATTTCCTCTTGTGAAAGAAGATGATGTTCCAGCAGGTGCTTCTGGTATTATGCTGTTAATCCACTTTGATGAAGTGGAATCATATATGAGAATTTGACCATTTGAAACGTTACTGAGTAATACATCTGAAATTTTATTAATATTTATATCATCATTTATCCAGGCTGAACCATTATATAATAATACATCATTTGCTGCGGCATTAGATAATGTAACCCCAGATAGGTCGTCTAGAGTTCTATTGTTAATATATGTAACAGCATTTGAATATGCTGTGTTGCCAACACTGTCGGCATAGCTGCTTACGCTCGCTGCAGAATTGGATATATTTGACACCATATTTGTTGTATAAGAATCTGCCACCTTAATAACTGGAGTCATTCCTTCACCAGAATTATCAGTTATTGTTATTCCGGTTCCAGCAACAAGGTTACCAACATAATCGCCAGTGGTATCAGAACCAAGAGCAACTGAATTTGATGCTATTGTTGTTGTTATTGTTACGTTTGCTGAACCATCTATAAATACGTTACCTGTAACATCACCATCTAAGGTAATCTTTCTTTGATTAGTCCAAACAAGCGCATTACTTGCTGTGCCGGTAACGTTTCCAGTATGAACACCATTGCTATTTCCAGATAGATTACCAGTAACATTTCCAGACAAATTTCCAGTAACATTTCCAGATAAGTTACCTGTAACATTTCCAACTATTTCTGCGTTGACTTGATTAAAGCTAACATTTGCATTTGTGGCGACTGATTGACCAATTGAAACTGTTGGAGTTGTTGCTTCTCCAGAATTATTTGTAACCGTAACTCCAGTACCAGCAACTAGCGACTGAACATAATCGCCTATTGTATCAGTTGATAAATTAATTGCATCATTAACCCAAGTTGATCCATTATATCTAAAGAAATCACCATTGGCGGCGTTGCTAATTGCTACGTCTGTTAACTCATCAATAGATGCGTTGAGTGATATTGTTGGAGTTGTTCCTTCTCCAGAATTATTAGCTAACGATATACCAGTACCAGCAACTAAAGACGCAACATAATTTCCCGTGGTATCGGTTCCAAGGGCAACTGAGTTAGCAACTATTGTTGCAGTAAGAGTTACGTTAGCAGATCCATCTATAGAAACGTTTCCAGATAAATCTCCATCCAATGTAATTACTCTAGCATTGGTCCACTTTGCCGCTGAGCCTGTGTATACATTAGCTGACAACACCTCTGTGCCGTTAATTCTAAAAACTTTACCTGATAACAGATTAATATCTTCAGAAGATGTCCAAGATGAAGTTGTGTTAACCCAATTAAATGTTTTATCTGTTGCACCCTTTAGCGTTATACCGCCACCATTTGCGCCAGCGTCAGTGGTAATTCCATATCCTAATTCAATATTTTTATCTTCAACAACTATTGATTCAGTACTTACTGTAATTGTAGTGCCATTAACAGTAAGGTTTCCAGAAACTACTAAATCTCCAGAAACTTGAACGCTATCTTCTGTTGTTATTTGAGTGTTTGAATTTTGAAGTAAATTCAAAGATGAACTTACTAGTGATCCGCTATCATCCCTAAAATAGAATACTCCACTAATTGGATCTATAGCTATTTGATTAGATGTAATACTTGGTAAAGCCATGGAAAGCCTTTCTTAGATTAATTAGAAAGTTCCACCATCTATTGTGTCACTCCATGCTGGAACTCCGGCTACAACTTGCAGAATTTGCCCACTAGAACCTATTGACAACTTAGATAATGTATTTGCTGCGCTGGCATAAATTATGTCACCAGTCACATAAGTTGTAAATCCAGTACCACCCTTGTTAGAGGCTATTGTTGTAGCGCTCCAAGTTCCTGAGCTAATTGTTCCAACTGTTACAATGCTGTCGTCGCCAGAATATGTACCAGCAGCAACGTCTGCTAATATCGAACTATAAGCTTGGACATTTGAACCAATTGCCAAACCAAGATTTATTCTTGCATTGGATGCATCTGTTGCACCAGTACCACCATAGGTAACTGCTACTGCATTAGCCTGCCATGTGCCTGTTGAAATTGTCCCAACTGCAGTTAAACTTGAAGTAACTATAGTGGAGCCAAGTGTCGTATTACTGAGAACTGATGTTCCACCAATTTCATACACTTTACCAGCTGCCAAATCAATATCTTCAGAAGAAGTCCAAGCTGTTGTTGACTCAACCCAATTAAGAGTTTTATTAGTTGCGCCAAGAACTGTAATTCCTGCACCATTAGCTGTTGTATTGCTTGGTGATCCGGTATTTGCAAGAACAATATTTTTGTCTTCAACTACTAAGGTTCCAGTATTAAGAGTTGTAGTGTTTCCATTAACAATTAAGTCACCAGTTACTGTTAGTGTATTTCCAATTGTAACATCATCTGGAAGACCAATTGTAATTGCACCTGTGTATGGACCAGAACCTGTTCCAGATACGGTGATTTCATTTGATGTACCAGTAATAGAAGTAACTGCTGCAGTTCCTAAATCGCTAACTTGTGAACCAGTAATAGAAATTGCAGTGTTGCCAGCAGCTGTTAACCTACCTTGTGCATCAACTGTAAATGTTGCAACTGTGTTTGCTGCGCCATATGATCCTGCAGTAACTGCAGTATTATCAAGATCAAGTGTGACTTTATCTGTTGCACCGCCAGCGGTTGCCGTAAGACCAGTACCGCCAGAGATTGTCAATGTATCTCCTGCGGTAATTGTTTGACTTGTTCCTCCATCACCAGCAACTGTAAATGACTGAGATGCTACCGAAAAGTTAATCTTTGAATTGGCGTCGTCATAAGTTACCGTAATACCAGATTTATCACCATTGGTAATCATTGTTCCTACGGCGTCTTGTGCTTCTTCTGTGAAGGATTGAACTTGAGCTGCTGTTATTGAAATACTCGTATTGCCTGCTGCAGTCAAGCGACCTTGGGCATCAACAGTAAGTGTAGCAACTGTTCCAGCTGCACCATAGTTACCAGCAGTAACTGTTGTGTTAGCAAGATCTAAAGTAACTCCACCAGAAGTGCCACCACCGCTAAGACCAACTCCAGCTGTTACTGATTCAATATCTCCAGCATCGTTTGTAAAGCTAATTACACCAGTAGTTGTATTATAGGCGAGGTCTCCAGAAACTGAAATTGCTGCTCTTGTATTTGCTGTAAAATCTGAAACTTGACTAGCGATAATACTAACTGCTGTATTGCCTGCTGCAGTTAGGCGACCTTGGGCGTCGACAGTAAATGTGGCGATTGTATTTGCTGCGCCATAAGAACCACCTGTAACTGCAGTGTTATCAAGATTGATTGTAATAGTATCTGTTGCAGCTGCTATTGAAGTTAAACCAGTTCCACCAGCAATGGTTAAAGTATCAGTACCTGTTGCAATGCTGACATTACCAGTGTCTCCAGCTGCTGTAAAAGTTGTGCCAACGTTGGCTATTTGACCACTGATGTTTGATATCTGTTGATCAACATAAAGCTTTGTTGAAGCATGTGAGTTAGCGCTTGGAGTTGCAACAATGGTTACACCATTAAATGTTTTATTGCCTGAAATTGTTTGTTCGGTACCTAAAGATACAAATGCGCCAACGCCAGCGATAGCTGGAATAGTATTAGCATTGCCGCTACCATCATCACCATAACCATAATAGAGTGTATTATCAGCTTCGTTAAAAGCTAATTCAGCGTTTTTAAGTGAGCTTGGTGCACCAGCTGAACCAGTACCAGCTCTTCTTTTAATTCTTAAAATGTTAGCCATTTAAAAATTTCCTCCATTAATATTAAGTTCTGCGCTGTTGTCAGTTAATGATTCAACAGACTTATTTACCCATTGAGAGCCATTGTAAATTAACACGTCCTTTAATCCAACATTGCTTATAGTAACATCACCTATGCCATTTAAACTACTAATGTTTGATTCTACAGATACAATTCTGTCTTTAACGGTTAGGTGAGAACCAGCTGGATTCACCCCCAGTACGGTCTGTAAGGCCTCTACAGCGTCATTTAGATTAGTATGCTGCTGATGGTGAGGTACAGTAACTGAGTTAAGCTTATCTGTAGCTGATGGATTTATTAAAACATCTAATTGATTTGGATAATTTGTTGCCATATATTTTCCTATAAACTAATAATTTTAGTTGAGCTGTTATTCCATTGAATAGTCATTGATGATGGTTCTGCCGTGCCAGTAAATGGTATTCCTTCAGAATCATCTATAAAGGCTATTAATCTAGAGTCAGAATCTGTTGTTCCATATTGATAAAACACAATTGCATCAAACGGTGTTCCATCATGAATGATTGTTAAATCATCTGCGTCTAAAACGCCTAGCGTATTTGATACATTTTGCAAAGCTGAACTTCTATAGACTTTTGCCGCTGTTGGTATGTCTGACAGGAATTCATGAGTATTTTGATTTGGAGTATAAAGTGCGGTTTTGATAAAAGCTACTTTTAAATTTGTTGACCCTAAATCTATATCTCCGCTGAGCATGGCTTGTTTAGCTTTACCGTATATAAAATTAGCCATATTATATACCTACATCTTTTGAAACTGTTATTTTATACTTGTAACCTTTTTCAAAATAATCTTTATTTTCAGTAAAATATGATGGTGTTGCATCATTTAGAGAAGGGAAATCTACATATATTTCAGGCTTCCAAGAATGCATCTGTATTACTGTTTCAATATTTTCCCAACGAGAAGGTGATTTTTGAATCTTTTTTCTTTGAGCCCTAAAGTATCTATTAGATAAAAAGTTAGATGCTGGACGAGCATTGAATGTAATAGTTACTCTTCCATCATTATTATCATTTGCTATATAAAATGATCCATTTGCTGGATCAACAGAATCAATATAGAATTCTGGATTTTTAGCTATAATTTGATAACTGCTATATGCTTCGGTTAAGATTGAGTTATCTTCTACTAAAATTTCTTCTATTTCCGGGATAACAGAAGTTGAGAAACCAGATGGTGTTGCTGCATCTTGTTTTGTAAATTTTATATATTCTTCTGCTACAACTTCATTTGCAGAGTCCAGCAAACCTACTGCTCTTATATAATATTCCTGACCAGAAACAAGAACCTTATCCCAGTAAAGAGTGAGTGTTCTAGATATTGTATTATAATCAGCTAATGAATTAATTGTTTTAAAAGGACTAGATACAAGAGTTGGTGTCGCATCTGAGGTTTGAACAATAAATTTATCATTTGTTATAGAACTAATTTTTACCGTTCTACCAAATTTAATTTTTACTTTATCAACACCCACTGAGGCATAATCTATTAAATTTAATGGCACAATTTATCTCCTCAGAAAAAATACTGACACTTAATTAGTAACAGGGTTTGTGCAAAAAAATAAGGGGCAGCTTTCGCTGCCCCCTACTTTCTAAGACTGTATCGTAACTATAACAGTCTTAAGGATTATTACAATGTAACGTTATTTGTAACTTCAACCTCGTAGCTACGAGCAAGGCTAACGTTCTTAGCAACAGTAATACCTTCACCATCGCCAAGCATTACAATGTCATAACGCTCTTTCATCTTCATCGAACGAATGTCACGTGACGGATCATCAAACTGATCTGTGCTCATGTCATCCTTAACGAGAAGAGTTCCAACCTCATTACGGTCAATGAGGAACAGGTCTGACTTAGCTGGTGTTGCACCGCTCTTAGCTGTAAAGCTAACGAATGGTGATACTAGCACGTTCAAGCCCATAGGAGCTGTTGCGTTAAGAACGCCATCCTTCGACTGTGGACGGTAGCCCCAGCTGGTATTAACAGCTGATGCAGCGCCGCCCATGTGGAAGATCGAGTCCTTGAGGAAGACCGACCACATCAGT